GTATGGGTCTTTGTTGCAGGCTATGCCGTATGTCAAAAACGACGAGCGTATGCCTATGTGGCAACAGAACTATGACCTCATCATCCAGACCCTAAAGTCTGAGGATGTACAGCGCATCGGTGACCGCCAAGCAACTGTATTGGATACCTAACTATGAGTTTTAACAGCCCCTTCACAGGTAACGTCATCCAGCCAACGGATGTCTCGTACAGCCGAATCATCCTGACGACAGACCTGCAACTGACTTGGCCTATCAACGGCACGACTGCTGATGACGCCGCCGCTCGTATCATGGAAGTGTCAACCCTCTCCACGGCAAACGAGTTGTGGATGCCTCCTGCTAATCAGGGTTCCGTTGGTCAAGATGCCTTGATTCGCAACGTGGGCGCTGTTGCGGTAACGGTCAAAGACTACACTGGCGCAAACACCATTGTGACGGTCGCCGCTGGTCAGGCACAATACATCTACATCACTGCCAACGCTACCACAGCGGGAACATGGGGAATCATTGCCTACGGTATTGGCTCCTCTGGCGCGGACGCCGCTACCCTTGCTGGGTATGGTTTATTGGCAATCGGTCAGACGCTGAACCAAAGCCAACCAGTAACGACTTTCTCTTCCAACTACACAGCGCTGACAACAGACCGCTCTAGCACTTATGTGTGGACTGGCGGGGCTGGTACTCTGACAATGACACTTGCGTCTACGCTTGGCGACAACTGGTTCATGTTTGTGCGAAACAACGGAACTGGCGCTTTGACTGTAGATTGCACTGGCGGAAATACCATCAACGGCTCTGCTTCAATTGTTCTCCAGCCTGCTGATTCTTGCATCATCGTTTGCAGTGGGACAACCTTTTACACTGTTGGTTTGGGTCGAAATACACAGTTTTCTTTTACTCAGTTGAGTAAAGCTGTGACGTCTGGCTCATACACCCTGACGGCTTCTGAAGCCTCAAACGTGATTCAGAAATACACAGGAGCATTAACTGGCGACGTCACAATCGTTGTGCCTTCAACTGTGCAGGTTTACTACATTCTCAACGAGACCACCAATTCTTACACAGTCACAATTACTACAGGTTCTGGCTCTACCGCCATCTTGACCGCAGGAAGTCAGGCTACGTTGGTTTGCGATTCTGTGAACTTGTATAACGCCAACACTGTTTTGGCGGGTACTTCAACCATCAGTTTGAACAACGGCTCTGCCAGCAACCCATCGCTGAATTTTTCCTCAGAGCCTACAACTGGTGTGTATCACGCCGCCGCTGGCGAGTTCAACATTTCAATCCTTGGTGTGTTGAGGTCAACGCTAACCGCCTCTGGTTTGGCAATTGTGGGTACTGGTAACTTTACTGGCGGAATTGCTGGCGGGACTTACTAATGGTCAAGAAGGTTTTTACCATTGACACGTTGCCCGGCGTACAGCGCGACGGCACTATCTTTGACATGAACTTTTACACGGACGCTCTTTGGGTTCGTTTCCAACGCGGTCGCCCAAGAAAAGTAGGCGGGTATCGCGCAATCGTTAGCAACGCCAAAGGTTACTCTCGCGGTATTTACGTCAACTCAGTCGACGGTGTCAATTCAGTTTTCAATGGCTACAACAACGGTCTTGAAGTTGTCAACATCAACAATCTTGGTATTGGTGCTGGTGTCAATCAATTCACCTTTACTGGTTTGATTTTGACCCTCAATACATTGGTTGGCGGAACTACATACACCAACGGCACATACACAAATGTAACCCTGACTGGTGGTTCTGGCTCTGGTGCAAAAGCCACAATTGTGGTGTCTGGCACGGTAGTTACTACGGTGACTTTGACAAGCGCTGGCAACGGATACGCCGTTGGGAATACTTTGAGCGCCACCGCCGCGAGTATTGGCGGAACTGGCAGTGGTTTCTCAATCAAGGTTGCAACCATCAATGATGGGTTTACGGAAAGCGACTTGAACCTTTGGCAGTTTGACTCTACGTTTGACGCTCAAGGTTCTGGAAACCAGTTGTTGTTGGCGCACCCCGGTCGGAACTTGGCGCAAATTGACCAAACAGTTAACACCCCAGTTCTGGCAGGAAACATCAATGGCACAACCCTGTCTCCGCTCACAGACACTTCTGGCACAACCCCAACAGGGGACGTCATTGAAGTTGCTGGCGGTGTGGTTGTGTTGCACCCTTACGTCTTTGTGTATGGAGATAACGGTTTAATCAAGAACTGCGTTGCTGGAAATCCATTTGATTGGAACGGTGCTGACGCAAACGAGGTCAATGTAGCCTCCACAAAGATTGTCAAGGGCTTGCCAGTGCGAGGCGGGTCTAACGCTCCTTCTGGGTTGTTCTGGGCGCTTGATTCGCTTATCCGCGTGTCATACACCCCGACCACCGTAACGGTCGCTGGAAGCCCCCAAACCTTCTACTGGCGCTATGACATTATCTCTAGCCAGTCTTCCATTCTTTCCAGCCAGTGCGTCATTGAGTATGACGGTATCTACTATTGGATTGGCGTTGACCGCTTCCTGATGTACAACGGTGTGGTCAAGGAAATCAAGAACACGTTCAATCAGAACTACTTCTTTGACAATCTGAACTACGCGCAACAGCAAAAAGTTTTTGTCAACAAGGTTCCTCGCTTTGGCGAAATTTGGTGGTTCTTCCCTTCTGGCGACTCAGAAGAGTGCAACGACTGCATCATTTACAACGTCCGCGAAGACTGCTGGTATGACGCTGGTGGCGCTTTGGGCGCTCGTCGCACTGCTGGATACTTCTCTCAAGTGTTTCATTACCCCATCAATGCTGGCGCAACACTCAGTGAGGAAGAGGTAATTTTTACGGCATCAATTTCAACAACCAATGCAAGCGCTGTCATTACGATTTCGCCAAACAATTTGGTGGCGGTTGGACAGCAGGTTGTTTCTACAAGCGTTCCATCTGGTGCGTTGGTGTCTTTAATTACCGCCAACTCGGCATCACCAACAGCAACAGGCTCCTCTGGGGCAAGCACCATTGTTGTCAGTAGCGCAACAGGTATTGTGTTGAACCAAGCCGTGACTGGAACAGGCATTGGTTTGGGCGCTATTGTGACCACTATTGTCGGAACAACCATCACCCTGTCTGTAGTCAACAGTGGGGCTGTGTCAGGAACCATGTCGTTCTCTGGTTTGAGTTTGACTCTGTCTGCAAACGCAACAGCAACAGCGGTTGAAACGGCAAACTTTGAAACTGTTGCTGGTCAAATCATTTTGTGGCAACACGAAATTGGAACTGACGAAGTTATTGCAGAGTCGGCAAACGCCATTGAAAGTTACTTCCAGACAAGTGATTTGGGTTTTGTCGCTGGTGGCCCTGCCCAGACTGCGCCTGTTGGTGACAACTTCTGGGTGAACCTAGAGCGTGTGGAACCCGATTTTGTCCAACAAGAGGAGATGACGTTTCAGGTGACTGGTCGTCCTTACGCTCAGTCTACTGATGTCACCTCAGACCCGTATGTGTTTTCTCCAAGCACTGGCAAGATTGATATGCGCCAGCAAAGGCGCGAGATACGTTTGATTTTTAAAAGCAACGTGCAAGGTGGTGATTACCAAATGGGTAAGGTTTTGCTCACCGTTACTTTGGGCGACTCCAGACCATACGGAAGCTAATATGGCGCTTCCGCTTGTATACGACCCTCGGTATCACACATGGGACTCTTGGTCGAGCCTTATGTGCGAGGCGTATGCGGCGCAACAGCTTGCAATGAACACTCCCGAAGAGGCGTGGAAGGACTGGGCGTCGGGGCTAAAAGCCATCGACATTTTTGTGAACGAGGGGATACCCGGCCCCTACATCTATGAGAACTGGCAGGACTGGGCGCAGGCACTGGTCGGAGCAGTCAACGAATCTACACAGGAAACGGCAACATGAACTTCATTGAAATTTTTAACTATGTGGCAAAGGTGGCTCGTCCCGCCCACGCCAAGGTTTCCATCGCGGAATCGATGGAAGACGTCTTTCAGGAAATCGGATTGGACAGCCTAGATGGGCTAGTCATGCTGATGTACTTTGACGAACTGTATGGCATTGACGACGCCGTCAGCAAGGAGTGGACGCCCAAGTCTGTGCAGGAACTCCATGACCTTGTAATGGGAAGCAAAACCAAAGAGCCAGCCTCTATGGAAGAAGTTGTCGAGGTGTGCAAATGATTTATCTGACGCACTACCGCACCGCTTGCACGCAAGACGTTGAACTCTTTGACGACATCATCTACCCCCAAAAGGTGAACTGGTTCCCAGACACCTATAACCGAACAAAATCTGGGTTGGTTTACGTTCCCCACAAGCTGGCGGAGAAGGTGCTTGACCCTGAGTTGTTGACCCACCTACGGGAGAATCCTGTAGGCAAGACCGCATTCATTCTTGCGGGTGGTAACGCACACTTTGCTGGCATCGGTCAGAGGGAGTACAACTCCCGCCTGACTTACACCTACAAGTTCCTGCCATTCACGTTGACGCAGGTCTATGCGGGTCGTATCGCCCAATCCTTTGGCGATATGGATATGGTCACCACCGATGCCAGCGCCTGCGCTTCAAGCCTCAAGGTGATGATGGATGTCCAAAACCTCATACAGTTTTACAACTTTGACCGTGTAATTGTGTTGACAGTCGAGGATGGCGTCTCAAATGCTGTTTTGGAGTTTTTTGGGGATTCCAAGGCTGTATTGACCGAAAAGCAGGAAGAGGACGGCATAAAGCCATCCGCTTTTGATTCGACCAACTTTGGGTTTCGGATTGGTCAGGGAGCCGCTCTTGCCGTATTTGAGTCCCGCGACGCCGTTACCCAGCAACAAATCAAACCCCATGCGCGTCTGGTGTCGGCGTATAGCGCTTCAGAGCGCTCAACGAACGCAATTGGGCAGTGTGAGGACGGCGAGGGGTTTATTAAGGCTATGGCTGGGGCAATGCGCTATGGCAATATTTCCCCCAATGAGATTAAAATAGTCAAAACCCACGGAACTGGAACGGCGTCCAACAACAAGGCTGAAAAGAACGCCTTGACCCAAACGCTACAAGACTTCATTGCAACCTCGTATAAGCAAAAAATTGGTCATACGATGGGTAGCAGTGGATTACTTGAAACGCTACTTTTACTGCAAGACATTAAAGCTGGATTTGTCCCTGCGATTGAAAACCGAACGGAAAGCGATTCGGTATTCCTTTCGGAATCGACAACTCCGCCTGATGGCTTGATAATGAGTTTGGCGGCAGGAATGGGAAACATCTACTCCGCCGCAATTTTTAAGGGGATGTGATGCTAGTCGACAGCAAGAAGAAACAACTGACTGACAACGCGATTGTGATGATTGCGGCTCAGGAGACTAAGTCACCCCACCCCGCATCGACTGTTTACGCGGCTCTTGTGAAAGAGATGAATATGCCCGGCACATCCCTCGTGCGCGACGGTAACACTCTTTTCATCATCCATGTCGGAGAAGGTCGCACTGGCATCTTCCGCGCCTTGAATGCTGACACCGCCCGCAACTATCTAGAGAACTCTTACGCCTTCATTCAAGGCGCATACAAGATGGGGTTTGACGTTCTTGTCAGCGAGTTTGAAGACCCAACAATTTTCAATATTTTCAAAGCGATTTCTCGCAACCCTCCGCAAGAGGGTATGGGTTATCGCGCAGAGCGAACCAAAAAAGGCTTCCGCGTAACGGTGAAGCTAGGCCCGAAGCGGGCTGAAAGGGAATAATCATGGGAGCAGTAGCAGACTTTGTTGAAGACGTTGTTGACTCGGTAGGCGACGTTTTTGAAGCTGTCGGAGACGTTGTTGAGGACGTTGTTGAATTTGTTGGCGACGCTGTCGAAAAAGTTGGTGACGTTGTCCAAGCCGTAATTGACGACCCGCTTCCCGTTCTGCTTTCTGTTGCTGGTAGTTTTGTGGGCATTCCGCCCTTTGTCACGATGGGGGCGGTTACAGCCGCACGCGGCGGTGACCTTGAGGACATTGCATTGTCTATGGGTACAGCGTACTTTGCTCCTTCGGTTGGCAACGCAATCTCTTCTACAGTCTCTTCCACTTTCATTGAGGCTGGTTTTAATGAGGCATTCACACAAGTTGCAAGCGACTCCATCAGCAAAGGCTTAGTCAACGGAGCCATTGCCGAAATTAGGGGTGGTGATTTTGAAGATGGCTTTGCTGGCGGGTTTACTGGCGGACTGGTATCTGGCGGTGTTGGTGAGGTTGCCAGTTATGTTCAAGACGACGTTGTTCAGTTGGCGCTTGACAGCGGTTTAGATTTAAATGATGCCACTTCTGTTTTTAAAGCTGGCGTAAAGGCTGTTTCTGCTGGCGTAACTTCTGAAGTGACTGGTCGCGGTGACTTTGTCACGTCCTTTACAAATAGTGCAATTGGCTCTACCGTTGACTCTGGGGTTCGTTCACTCACCACCACGATTGACCAACAATTTAATACCGCCGCGTCTGGCTGGAATGAATTAAGCGACGACGGTGAAACGATTGACACCACCATTACTGGCGCAGGCATCCCTAACAACCTTGTAACTGAAGTTCAAGTATCTGACACGGGCGTTGACAACACGGCGTCTACCAGCACATTTGACGCCGCTGACGTTTTGGGCGACACATTCAATAGGGATACGGATGCAGGCAGTGTTGTTACGGCTGATGCAGGCACAACAGACACAACCGCAGACACAATAGTTGCGCAAGCACCTACTGGAGAGACAACGTCTAATTTCCAAGATTTAATTTCAACAGTAGGCGCAACTTCTGACGATGAAGTGTTGGGTGACACCTCAGTGACGGTTTCCGATGACGTTATAGATATTGCTGAGAATCTTCCAGAGGAAACAGAAACGGTTGAAGTTGCTGATAGCGTGCCAACTGGCGCTCTGGCGTCTGTTTCAGACGTGTTGCAACCCGTATTAGATTCTAACGAGCAAGTAACTACGGTTGCTTCGGATGCTCCAGTCTCTGAAAATTTGCTCACCAACGCACTGGCAAAAGACACGACAGCAGAGCAACCCACGGGCGGTTTAAATGCCGTCTCAACAGCCCCGCAGGACAAGATGGCTTCGTCTATGGGCATCAAGCCTACAGACTTTACAAAACCTGTAGTCGCTACTGTGGGCAATTTGCTCAAGTCTTCTTTGACTCAGAAGAAGCGTCCAACAGCCAGACCTGCTGGCGCTTTGCAAACGGTAAGTGCTAGACCAAAGATGTCTACCCCTCCCGCAAAAATGGATGTGTCTAAGTTGATACCACTTCAAAAAGCGGTTCCAGTTAAGAAGCCAACAACAGTTGCCCCGCCTAAAACTTTGGCAAGCACCGCAAACCTAAGCCCTGTAAGCAACATTGCAGGCTTAACCTCATTGGTGAAAAAGACAGGATAAGACATGGCTATTCTAAAAAAACGCACATCAAGCAAGCAACTCCCAGAGGCGCGAGGTCTTGAACGCGCCCCGTTGGATAGCATCATCCGCAATGTTGGAGACCAGCCAAATATCTCTAGAGGTCGCGCTCCATCCATTACGTCATCTGGTGGCTCTGGTGGTTCCAACACAATCACATCTTCTGGTGGCTCTGGAGTCTCTGGTGGTGCTGGCGCTCTTACGTCAAGCAATCGACCATTATTGACTACTGGAGCAACGACAAAGCCAACACTGACGTCTACGACTAAGCCAGCTACAACCACAAAACCGCTGACTACAAAGCCAGCAATTACAACTAAGCCTGCGGTCACAACAAAACCGACAACCACAACAAAACCTGTTGTTTCCACAAAACCAGTGGTAACAACAAAGCCGACAACGACGCCGACTAAGACAACGCCAACGTCTGTTGTAAAAAAACCGACAGTTACAAAACCAGTAACAAACACAACTGGCAACAAAATAACAAATGCGCTCACGGGCGCAGTAATTGGTGCTGGAACAAAGTTAATCTACGACAAGATTACTGGTAAGCCTGTTGTCTCTGGCGGTACAAAACAACCTGCTGGTGGCACTGTCAAACCTCCTGCTGGTTCAACCGTAAAGCCTCCTGCTGGCTCAACGGTCAAACCTCCTGCGGGTTCTACAACCAAGCCACCTGCTGGTGGAACACCCAAGCCACCGCCAACTAGCGTGGTGAAACCGCCTGCTGGCGGGTCAAGCACTTTGCCTTCTGCAACTGATATTTACAAAGGCACGCCTGCTGACGAGTCTTTGGGTTTGCCTTCTGGCTCAATTGACAACGGAGATGGAACATATACATCTGGCGGTACAACTTTTGATATGCAAACGGGTATGCCCTTGTATGGTGAAAATGCGGACGGCAGTATAAGTGTTGTAACGGATAACAACGATGGAACGTACACCATCGGCAACACAACCTACAGCATGGAGAATGACTCTGTTCTGTACACTACTGACGCTGACGGAAATATTACTGTTGCGGGTGGTTCTACTGATACCGTTGTTGCTGGAGGCGATGACTCCGAAGTAACTGGTAGTGGCGGAACTCGCGGTCTTGGTAGCGTTACTGGTGACGCAACCGTTGCCGAGAATGTAGATGAAACTGTTGTTGGTGATGACACAACTGTTGCTGGCGGTGATGGAACCCCAGAATACTACCAAGACGACGAAGGTAACTTCTACACCATGAACGCTGATGGTGGGTATGACTTGGAATATTACGCTGACGGCTCTGCGTATGTAGATGAAAGCAGTGACACCGCTGTTGCGGATAACACAGAGACTGAATATTTTGAAGATAGCCTTGGCAACGTCTACGCTCAAAATGAAGACGGAACTTATGAGTTATACGCAAACGCTGACGGCTCTGAAGTGGAAGACTCTGGATATTACGATGACTCGCTTTATGCAGACAACACCGAATACACAGACGATTCCAATTATTTGTACGCGGGCGATTCAAATTATGACAGCTATGACTATGGCGACTATGACAGTTATGACTACGCAGGTTATGACTACAACGACTATGACTATGGCTATGGCGATTACGATTACGCCAAACGCGGAGGCTTGATTACTATGATGAAAAAAGGCGGCGTTCCTCGTTTTGAGGACGGCGGATACTCTGACACTGGTGAAGAAATTCAAGACTGGCAGAACGTCAGCTACAACTATGGCGAATACGATGACCCATCTTTGACTGGTGAGGACTCTTTGTATTCACAAAGCGATGACATTAACAACTCTTACTTGAATCGTTCAAACCCAGTTGCTATGGCTAGTTCTGTTGCGTCAGATTCTTCATATGTTGACAATGGCGACGGCACATACACCATTGGAAATTTTACTTACGACATGATGACTGATGAGTATATGTACTCAACTGACCCAGACACTGGTGCAATCACCAACGTCAGCCCTGATTACAGTTATTCAACAAATCCCACAGAGGACTATTACGACACTGACTCTTTGGGCAACGTCTTTAAAAATGGTGAGTTTTATCGCGCCGCTGATGTTCCAGAGGAAATCAAATCAATTGCCAACGTAGGTAGCGGAACTGCAAGCACCAAAAAAGACAGATACGAAACAGATGCGGCGGGCAACGTCTTTAAAAACGGCGTCCTATACCGTGCGGCGGAAGTCCCCGATGCCCCTACAGGTGGTCTTGACTCTGACTTTTTAAACACTCTGACTGGCGCACTTGGAACAACCGCAGGAGCCGCTGGTGCGGGTGCTTTGATAGCCTCGTTGCTTGGTAGCGACTTTGGTGGTGGTGGCAGTGGTGCGCAAAACCAAGGCGTGGATATGTCGCAGGTTGGTCTCATTAACCCGCGCACTACTGACTTTGGGATTGGCCCGACAAACTTTGTTGGCTACGAGGATTACGGCACTGACGCTAACGACTACACGCCAAACGAAGAGTTGTTGCGGAATTTAAACGCACCGGGCTACAACCCCGTAAACGAAGGCGACTACGGTTACGAAGAAGTCCCCACTGAAGAGGTTGCCGAAGAGCCAGCAATGGCTTCTGGTGGCTTGTCGTCCATGTCGACCCCCGTCTCCTCGTACTACACCTTTGGTCAACCCGCTGACATCTTGGCAAACTTGGGTATGCGTCCGCAACCCCCAATGAATCCTCAACAGCAGACGCCTCAAATTGGTCAGCAGAAACCGCCTCAGCAGATGCAACAACAAGGCTTGCCACAGCAGATGCCTCCGCAGATGGCGCAACAGGCTCCGCAGGGTATGCCCCAGCAGGGCATGATGCCTCAACAACAAGGTATGCCTCCTCCAATGCGTAAGGGCGGATTGCCCCACGTTTCCAACGTCCCGCTAGTGCAGGGTCGTATGGACTTCCGCAAGGGTTCCGCTGTGCATGGAGCAGGCGATGGACAATCTGATGACATCCCAGCTATGCTGGCAGATGGCGAGTATGTGATTGATGCTGAGACCGTAGCGCAAATTGGCAACGGCTCAACCAAGGCGGGCGCACAGGCTTTGGATAAGTTCCGCGAGGGCATCCGCGCCCATAAGCGCTCTGCCCCAATCAATAAGATTCCGCCCAAGACTAAGGCGTTGACCTCGTATCTCAAAGGAGCAAAATAATGGCTGGCTTATTTCAGGGTGACCCACTACCCGCGATTACCAAGACGACGGAAGCCCAGCAGACGGCTCCAGAGTTTTACACGAACTACCTGCAAGACATTGCCAACTTAGGTCAGAACGCTGTCCAACAGGGCGGTATTGCTGGCTTCAGTCCTTTGCAACAGCAAGCCTTCCAAATGGCTCCAGACGTCGCGTTTGCTGGCGCTGGGTCTATGGGTGCATCATCCCAATTGCTGGGCGAGGCGGGCGCTACAACCGTTCCTGACGTCATTGCTGACTACATGAACCCCTATCAGTCCGCTGTGGTGGACGAGATGGGGCGATTGACTCAACGAAACGTGCAAGAGAACATCCTGCCAAACCTTGGCGCGGCGGCGGTTGGCTCTGGTCAGTTTGGCTCACGTCGTCAGTCGCAAGTCACTGGCAACGCTTTGCGTGACATCCAATCTGACTTGCTTGGCAAGCAGATGCAAGCCCTCCAGCAAGGTTATACACAGGCTGGAACAACTGCTCAGGCAGACTTAACTCGCGCCCTTAACGCTGGTCAAGCCTTTGAGAATTTAGGTCAAGCCCAACAAGGCATGGGGCTGGCTGGTTTGAAGACGATGTCTGACTATGGCGCTCAACAACAGGCTCAGGGTCAGAAGTTGCTTGATTACCCAATGGCTCAGACTCAGCAGTTCGCTAAGTTGCTTCAAGGCTATCAAGTGCCTATGGGTACAACCACGCAAGCGACTGGCTCCGAAGGTTACTCCAACAGCCCGCTGTCTCAGATTGCTGGCTTGGGTTCTTTGGTTGCCGCGCTTTATGGCGTTCCTCAGTCAGCGGTCAAGAAAAATGGTGGCGTTATGCGCAAGGCTCAAGGTGGCGGGGTACGTCTTGCCAATGGCGGAATGGCTCCTTCTGGCGCAGAATATCACGATGGCAAGGGTAATTTTTACGATGCCGATGGCAACTTAGTGGGGTAAAGAATGGCAATTCCAACACAAGGTGGTTTGGGTCAAGCCTCCGCCGCTCAAGCAAGACCCCCCGCCTCACCAAATCAGGCTGGGAGTAAATTTGACGCAGGCGCGGTGCAGGCTGAAAACCTCGAAGAAATAACCAAGTCGCAACCGACTGGGTTAAAAGAAAAGATTGTTGATGACCTTGGCGACCAACGCGATGCAATGAACGATGTTCTTGTGCGTCTTCGCGAAGGTTTGGACGCACGCAAGAACAGGCTGTTTGACCCTGTCTTGATGCAGACCGCCGCAGGCTTCTTAAAACCCACCAAGACGGGTTCTTTTGGCGAGTCCTTGGGGTACGCCGCAGAGAACGCTGGCGTTGCCTCAGAGCGTGAGTTGCTTAACCAGCGTGAGAACCAGAAATTGGAAATGGAATTGGCTGGCAAAGAGATGGAGTTCCGCCAACAGTTGGGTGGTGACCAGTTAATCAGTCAGTTGCTAGGCGGGGCAAAACCAAGCACCGCTCCTGCGCCTGCTGGCGGTGCAGTGACTACGCCAACGGGGCAGTTGAGAGTCCCCGGCACTGCCTCCCCTGTCGACGTTGCTACCGCTCCAAGTCAAAAAGACGCAAGCGTTATCACCGCCGCAAGGCAAGGTCGCATCCCAATCACTGACGAAGTGTTGTTGTTGGCAAGTCGCGTTGCGCCAAAGATGCTTCCAACCTTAACAGAGATTCGCAAGGCTCAAGAGGGCGAAGAGAAAAACCGTATTGAGCGCGAAAAGCTAGGTCAAGACAAACGCAAGGTGATTCCTCGTGGCGGTCGCACGGAACGTGAAATGAATGTGGCTGAATACGCTGAGTATCAAGCCGCACTCAAACAATACCTGACCGATGGCGACGAAAACAAGTTGCTCAACTTCTATGACAGCAAAGGTTGGCTGGAAGCGGAACAGGCGCGTGGTCGCAAGATTCCAAGGGCGGGTGAAGCGCCTGCTCCAATTAGCCCAGCAAGGTCTTCGTCGGAGCAAAAAGCAGAAGAAGAAACTGCAACCAAGACGGCGGCAGGTCGCGCTGAAGCCGCTGAGAAGATGGCTTCACGTCTGGGTTTGCAAGCTGAGGCGGCGTTTGAAAATAGCAACATTGCCAACGACATGATTGGTTACGCCAAAAACAACCCGTTGGTGTTTGACATTATGAACCGCCCCGGTCTTGCTAACGCTGTTGCTCGTGCTGTGCAAGAAGGCGTGAATGTTGGAAACTTTAACGTCAACTTGCCTGCCAGCACCATCAAGCAATACGAACTTGGCGGTAATGATTTGACCGCGTTGCAAATGTTCATGCAGAAGAGCGCTCAGTTGCAGTCGCGTGGTCGTCAGTTGAACAGGACACCGGGCGAAGGCTCCACCTCCGACTACGAAACCAAACTGTTGGGTGGCATCTATGCGTTGCCGTCTGACAGCCAACGCGCAATCATTCTGAAGTCCGACGCCCTCAAGATGCAGGGTATGTTTGACGAGGAGCGCTTCAAGCTGTGGAACCAAAAAAGCAAGCAGTCTGGGTACACCTATAACGACTTCCTTGTTGACGATGACTACAAGGCAATCAAGGCGGATTACCGCAAGTTGCTCGACCGCGTGCGTGAAGAAAACTTGGACTTGTTGTCTCCGAAGAAAAAAGAGAAAGCACCAGCGGCGTCCACACCTCCCGCTCCTTCGGCTCCACCTAAGCCTGCAACGGCTCCTACCGCTCCGCCTAAGCCTGCTCCTGCACCAGTGAAGCCTACGCCAATTCCTACGGAAGAGCCTCCAAAGAACGAAACGTATTCTCAGCGCTTAGAGCGTTTAAGAAAAGAACGTGAAGCAAAAGGAAAAACAAATGGATGACGCAAAACTGATGAAGTTGTCTCCAGCCCAATTTAGCATAGTGGAGAAGATTGCTAAGGAGGCGGAGCGCCAAGGCGTCAACCCTGCTTTGGCAATTGCTATTGCAGAAGCTGAAACTGGTGGGTCGTTCACTCACTATCGCGGAGACAAAGTTCTGACCTCCCCTGCTGGGGCAAAAGGCGTCATGCAAATCATGCCTGATACCGCTCGTCTTTACAACAAAAAATACGGGATTGAAATCAATCCTGATGATGAGGACAGCAACATTATGGGTGGGGTAGCCATCCTGAAGGACTTGTTGACCACATACAAAAGCCCACGCAATGCGGTAGCGCTGTACAACGCCAGCCCTAGAGCGGTAGCGACTTTTATGAAGTCGTATGAAACAGACCCAGACAAAGCCATCATGTCTTTGCCTCAAGAGACTCACAACTATTCTTTGCGCGTGTCTAAGAATTTTAATCTTGATGACGACAAAGAAACTGGTTTAATTTCTGCCCAAGGAAATGAACCTGCGAAAGACGATAGCCCTTTTGCAAATTACGAGTCTGAGTCTTCAAAGTTCAAACGTGAGCAAGAAGAGGCGGAGCGCAACAAAAAGCCTTCAGAAGTAAACCCAGAAGACCAACAAGGCGGACTTACTGCGCCTGACATTGGTGCTGGTGCTGGAGCAATAACCAATTTGTTGTTCCCGCCCATGACTAAACCAGAAATGGCGGTAAAGGTCGACACTGGAAAAGCAAAAGAAGCAAACCTTACCGCTCAAGATAAGTTGGAGTTGGCTCGTCTTAATTTAGAAAGTGCCGTTCCACAAGGCACAGAAAACCTTGAGGATGCCTTTAGGCAAAGTCAAAGTGAACTTGAGCGTCTCAAAAACGAACAGCGTCTGGCTCAAGAGCGGTTGAGGGGATTGCCTAGAACTGCACCTGTAGTTGAGACGCCTGCGCCATCTTCGCCATTCCCGCAAGTAACTCGCGAAGGTCGGGCGAGTGGCCCAAAAATCGAAGGCGACTCAGGCACAAGAAATTGGATGATTCAAGAAGCTGGTCAACAGCATCAGTTGCCTGAAGCCATTCTTGATGTAGCCACAGGAAAATCAAAAGACAGCCCAACAGGTGGCAAGGCTTTGATTGACCAAGACCTTGCAAACTTAGAAAAAATCAAACAACTCGGCGCTGGCGACTTTGGTCTGGTCACCACTGAGGGTGGCGTGCAACTGCAACTGCCCCCGACTACGGTTGCGGAGCGTCAAGCTGACATAGACCGTCAAGCCCAAGAAAGTCAAGCTGAGTTAGAGCGCCAAGCTGAATCGCAACGTATCCAACAAGAGACGCAAGCCCGTCGATTGGAGATTGAGCGAATGGTTCACGAGGCTGAGTTGGAGCGTTTGCGTCAAGAGCGTGCGCGAGTTGGTCAGCGACACAACATTATTGCTGGGCAGACTAAAGCGGTGGCTCCCCTTCAGCGGGCGCTGACCAAAGCGGAGACAGACGCAGAGGTTGCTCGTCGAAAGTTGGCGCGTGCGCAAGAACAACCAAACGCCGCAGGGCGCGTTCTCCAAAACGTAGGCGCAGGTTCCGCCAAGATGGGCGCGTTGCCACGAGTTGGGGTTGGCGCTGGCGCTGGTTACCTTGGCGTGATGAGTTACCAAGAAGCCTTAGCGCGGTTCAAAGCTGGCGATACCAGCGAAGGCGTTTTAAAGGCTTTGGAGGCGGGCGCGGCGGCGGCGGCTGTGCTACCCCCAGCGGGCAAAACAATGTCCAAGGTGCGAGGCACTGGCGTACTTGGCGGGCTTGGTCTAGGTACATATGAATTGGGCAGACGTCTGTTGAAAGACCGTCCGCCCGAAGAGTGATTTAAGGAGCAGTTGCCGCTCTCCTTCTTTGCCCCCCTTAATTGGGGGGCTTTTTTTATGCTGGTCGTTGATTGTCCAAAGCCTCGCCAACTGCGCGGTTCATGTCTTTGACAATCTCCACGCAACGTGCGTGTTCTTTGCGTGCGTACTCCACAGCCACATACAACTCAATGTTGTGCGCAAACTGCATGATGTCTACCTCATCCGCCATGAGTGGGTCTTTGCGGGGGCGGTCGCTTTGGAAGAAGATTTGTTTGACTGTTTCTTCGCTTAACATTTTCAATCCTTATTTGTGAGAGTTTTTGATTTGCCAAAATTGCAGGAGGTGCATGAACATTTCCCAGCCACGGTCAAGGTCTTCTGCGCTCCACTCGCGCACCACGACAAGGTCAGGGACGTTGCGAGACACAAAGACATTGGCGGCGCGTGCTTGGGGGATGCCTAAACCAACTCGGTAAGCTGAGAGTTGCATGAGGTGTTCATCGTATCCATCAACCTTTGCGGGGTCGGTAAACTCTTTGGTTTTGATGTCAATGACGACGTTTGTGGAGCCAGCGCAAAATAAATCGCACTTACCTCCAAAACCCGCTTCATGCGCGAATGAGCGCTCGGAAATCCAGATTTGGTCTCCGAAATGTTCTTTGATTGCCGTAGAGCAGGCGTCAACACTCTGCTGGTGTTTTCCTGTTGGTTTGTCTTCATAAAAGCCTTGAATGGATGCATGGATGTCTGTTCCCGCGTCCGCCGCCGCACGACCCTGCTCTTTGGAATCGTTGATGATTCGGTCGATGTATTCCTTTTCAGGCTCGTCGGGGCGTCGGGGAAGCGTTAACGCCGCATACAACACTTGCTGTTGCATCCAAGCCAGTAAGGCTGGTTTCGCGGCGATGTTGAGGATTGTAGTGACACTGGGAACCAAGTTCATTGTACGAGCGTCTCGAAGGGTGGTGTTGCGTTGCCCGCCCTTCTTAGCCTCTACGGTGTACTGTGGCGCACCATCGCGGGTGTACCAATGATTTGATTCGCTTGCGCGTATTGCTGGAGTTGTTAGTGACATTTTTTCCTCATTGAAATTCTTGGGCGTCTGCCCAGTTGTACCAGCGCGTGACAAACTTTTTGAGGTCATCAACAGATTTGCCACGCACCCTAAAACGACCGTCTGAACAAAGTTGCTCAAACTTCTCGACTACCATCTCACCGTCCGTGTTGCCTTGGATGATGACGACCGTGAACTGGGGTTGCCTTGCCAGATTGCGCAGAAGCAACCCCTGTCCTTGGCTGATGCTTTCACCTTCCCGCTTCCACTCACCGACAAAGAATTTGCACTTGCGTTCAAAAATCATGTCAATGTCGCAGGGCGTCGCCTTGGGATTGGTTTCAATCATTCCTTTGAACTGAAAGAAATCAATGTGCGCCGCTTTTTGGTTACGCATAAGCCTCATGGTCAGAACGGGATGTCGTCGTCCATGTCGTCAAAGCCACTAGAAGGTGCTTTAGAGGGCGCTGGAGCGCTTGAACCGCCTCGACCCTGCCACTCTGGCGACTTTTGGATTTTCTCCTTTAAACCGCTACTGAAGCTGTCAAACAGCGCCATATCGGGTTCGTCAATTGAGAACAACTTTAAGTCGTTGTGACCTTGGGGCATCCCAGCCTTCTTGATTGCTGGGGGTACAGACATGATGGCGGCGACATTGGTGTACTCCTTGCCGTTGTTTCCCATAGCCTTGATGACCGAAATCATCGCCCACGCGCCCAGCACGTTCTTGAGTTCAAAGCCACGCAACTCTTCGGGTGTGAACTCGCGACCACGCCACGTTTGCAGGTCTTTGCGCAAGGTAGCCATCTCAGCCAGCGAGAGCGTAAAGTTCTTGCTGATGGACATAGGCTCATTCTTGGCTGTGACAATGGGCTTGCCCGCGTCGTCTTCTCCATGCACCTCAAATTGCAACATCACTTTGGGCAGTTTTTTGACTGTTCCAAGGTAAGTTGATTCTTGAGTTCCCAAGTCAATGACTCGGTAGCACCGTGCAAGGTGCATTCCTTGTGGCACTGGGGTAAATTCACCACCACCGCCTCCGCTTTCTTTCGCTATTAAAGCCATCATTCGCTCCTAGTTAGGGTTACAGTTTCTAAAGTCACTATAGGTCTCTTGGACAGTCCGCACTCGTGGCGGATGATGTTCCAGTCGTCCTCGGTTGCAACGCCTGTCTCAGCCCGTTCTAGAGCCTCCTCAAGCATTTGTTGCCTCTCAAGCATCAGTTGATGCATTTCGTATTCGCTAGTCATATGTTCGCTTTCAAGTTAAACTGGGCGTAGTGTATCATGTTTAATCTGACGTTGCACAACAATTTTTTTTAGTGTAACATCCGCTTAACCAAGAAAGGAACCCGATGACTCTAAACGAATATTTTCAGGACAAACCAAGGGGGACGAAGATTGCGTTAGCCCGCAAGCTGGGCATCAGCAAGACGTGGTTTTCATTGATTGTTACGGGGCGACAACTGCCTAGTCCCGAACTGGCACGCGACATTGAGTTGCATACAGGCAGGAAAGTGAAGCGGGCGGAGTTGCGCCCAGACATCTTTGGAAAGACAGCGAAATGATATGGTACAAATTTCACATCGGTGACTACCTCACACACACAGTGCATCTGTCTGATGCTGAGGACTTGGCGTACCGACGCCTGCTTGACCTTTATTACATGAGCGAGAAGGAAATCCCACTTGATACCGAATCGGTTGCAAGGAAGATTCGCCTTGATTTGGACATAACCGAATCGGTTTTGGATGAATTCTTTGAACGTACCGAAACAGGGTATTTTAACAATCGTTGCCATGTCGAAGTTACCAAGTATCAACATCAAGTTGAAAATAATCGACAACTTGGAAAGCGAGGCGGGAGACCGTCAAAAACCGAATCGAAAACCGAATCGAAAGCGAAAGATAACCCTAAGAAGATACAGATACAGAATAAGAATATAAATACATCGTCGAAATTCGACGAGTTCTGGAATGCTTGGCCTGCCTCCAAACGCAAAGTTGCAAAAGCAGAGTGCCAGAAGAAGTGGGCGAAGGCTGGGCTTGACTCAGTGGCGGAGACCATCATCTCTCAAGTCAACATCCTCAAGGTGACTGACCAATGGACTGGCGGGTTTGAGCCAGCACCGCTGACATACATCAACCAACGTCGCTGGGAAGACGATGCAGGCACGCCAGCCGTGGGTCGGAGGGTCATATGACGCCTGTCGAGCGTATGCTGGGTATGCTGACCAAGGTCAAGGGTCGCAATGGCTCTTGGACTGCGTGCTGTCCTGCCCACAATGACAAAGGCCCTTCACTGGCAATCCGTGAGACGGAAGACGGGCGCGTGTTGCTTCACTGCTTTGCGGGTTGCGAGACCTTGAACGTAGTGCAGGCGCTGGGCATGGACATGACCGACTTGTTCCCGCCTGACGACAAGCGACGCGAGTACCCAATCGAAGGCAAGAAGAGCATGAAGCCTGCGTTCTACGCCAGCGACTTGATGCGCATCATTTCGTTTGAGGCTTTGGTGGTATCCATCTGTGCTTACGACATGAGCCAAGGTAAGAAGTTGAGCGAAGGCGACAGAGAGCGAATGAAATTATCACAACAGCGAATTGAAGAGGCAATGAAATATGCAAATGTCTGACGTACAAAAAAGAGCGCAAGAATTAGACGCGGCTCGGAAAATCCGTATCGTCAAGCCAGACGAGGTGGACTTTGAAAAATACCTTAAAGCCAATGACGTTGCGCAGAAGGTTAAGCAAGCGAATGAGTTTTTGGATGAACTCCAAGACGAACTTGCAAACCCAGTGGTGGACAACTATCAAACCATGCCGTGGTCTAAGACTCACCAAGGCTTTCAGTACCGCGCTGGTGAGGTGACGCTGTACGCTGGCGGTAACGGTGGAGGCAAGAGCATGGTGACTGGCATGATTGCTTTAGGGCTTATCAAGCAAAAGCAAAAGGTGATGATTGCTTCGTTTGAGATGAAACCTAAGCGGACGTTATTTCGTATGCTTCGACAGTTTGCAGGTGAGAACATTGACGCGCCACGCTATGTCGACAAGAACCGCTACCTCACAAACCTGTTTGACCGCATGAGGGGTTACGCCTGCGACTACCTGTGGCTGTATGACCAGCAAGGTACTGTGACTGCACAGCAGGTCATCGCGGTGTCTCGCTACAGCGCAGTTGAGTTGGGCGTGCAACACATCTTCATTGACTCGCTGATGAAGTGCGTGTCTGGCGAGGACGACTACAACGCTCAGAAGTCTTTTGTGGATGAGTTGACATCGCTGGCGCGTGACCACAATGTCCATGTTCACCTCATTCACCACATACGCAAGTTGCAAAGCGAAGAGGTGAAGCCAAACAAGAATGACATCAAAGGCTCAGGCTCAATCAGCGACCAAGTGGACAACGTGCTGATGGTGTGGCGCAACAAGAAAAAAGAACACGATGCACAGAATGGCGTGGTTGATGTAATGATTCCAGACGCCTACCTAATGTGCGAGAAGCAACGCAACGGTGAAGCTGAGGATTGGTACTCGCTTTGGTATCACAAAGACAGCCAGCAGTTTGTCGAGCATCACGATTCAATGCCGATGTCCTTTGACAACGGAGGAGGGTTTTGAATTATGGCAAGGAGGGCGAAGGAGAAGATGAGCATCGTCACCGTTGTCTCGTTCGGGAGGTCATCAAGATGCGCCTTAAAAATCGCGATAGCGCGTACCGCTGGTTCAATGGTTACGTTGACGAGCGTGGGAAGCGTCACAAAGGGTGGAACGAACTTCACCCCAAGTCCCGCCTTGAGGCGGATGTTAGAGAGCAGTGGTCTAAAGGTAACCGAGGTAACGAAGGAGAATGGAAATGAACTTTGAAAAAAACTTACTGTCACAGGGTCAAGCGTTTTTTACGCAAGACGAATTTAACAGAGCGTTGAGTGAAGCAAAGGCTGAAATTTTGGCAGTGGCAATTGAGACAACCAAGCAGGCTATGTTCATGGAGCGTCAAGCCTGCGCAGAAATGGCTTTTGCTTATGAGGCAAAGCTGGCTGGGAAAGAGGACGACGAGAACTTCAACTCGCCGTTAGCAAACGACATTCTTAACCGCGTGCCAGCGCAACGCCAATGATTGAAATCACCTTGCCTTGGCCTCCCACGGTCAACACTTACTGGCGCAATTTTAACGGTCGCACCATCATCAGCGCAAAGGGGCGCGAGTACCGCAAGGCGGTCGCTGACCAAGTGCTGATACAACGCGCCGCCAAGCACATCGACTACGCGGTGAAGGTGGAGATTCAAGCGTTCCGCCCTGACCGTCGTCGCCGTGATTTGGATAACTTGCTGAAGGCTTTGCTTGACTCCATGACTCACGCTGGCGTTATGCAAGACGACGCTTTGATTGAAGACTTGCGTGTGTACTGGGCAGACGAGGTTGGCGGTATGGTCAAGATAACCATAGAGGGAATTTTATGAATTGGATTTTGTCACTGGTTGTGGTGTATTTTTTATTCACGGGGGAGCCACCACTGATTGATGTATTGCACGGACACGTCATGCAATACCTTGCAGAGAAAGATAAAAAATGAAAACAGAACCAGAGTTGATTGACATCTACGCAATGTTTGCGTTGATGGCTTTGATGCAGAAGCCAAGCAAGGTGGCAAAGTCAAAGATTGATGTTGCCTACGAAGCGTATGAACAAGCGCAAGCAATGCTCGACGTGCGTGAGGACTTCGTAAACAAAAGGGGAGACTGATGGATGCATTTTTAAATGTGATTGGTTTGTTTTTTTTGTTGTCTGGGGTTGTGGCGTGGGGTGTTGGCATTTTATTGATGTGGTACTACTGGCTTTGTATGCCAAACAAGGAGGAATAAATGTTTGATTCATTTGGAGATTTCTTTTGGACGTTCATGGCAATGTCTGGATTTATGTTTTGGATTTGTCTGGTGATTTTTGTTGCAATGGTAATCAAGCGCAATCGCGCAAAAAGGAGAATGTTTTATGAGTGAAGAGAGAGACCCTCACAAGGCGGTGGACTACATCTTGAAGCACGCCGCGCTCTTTGCAAAAGCGAAGGCAGAGCGAACGTACATAGAGCAATTTCGCAAGTCCCTCAAGGGAATTCTTATGAAGCGAAGCATGGAGACCGCCATAGGTGCGCAGGAGCGCGAAGCCTACGCTCACCCTGAGATGGTCGAGTTGCTTATGGGGCTGAAGGCGGCAGTGGAAATTGAAGAGAAGCTGAAGTGGGACATAACAGCCGCAGAGTTGCGTGTCGAAATTTGGCGAACAGAACAAGCAAATAACAGAGCAGAAGGAAAGGCAACGCTATGAAAAAGATTTTTATTGCAGTGTGCGCAATAAGCGCATTGGCTGGGTGTTCATCCAACAAGGAACCGCACGTCACTGTGCAGAACCTAATCATGGACAGAAACATCCAACCGTTGAGTCGTGGTGAGCAGATTGACGCTATCAAGGACTGCCAAGAGGCTGGCTTACGCGCCCGTGTGATATACGGTAAACGCTACGTCAACGGCTACAGCGCTGAGACGGTCATCGACGTTATTTGTTCCAACAGATATGCGTTTTAATTCTTTTCAATGGGGCGTCATCCACGGCTTGTCGTGGGTGGTCTGCCTCGCTGATGGTTGGGTAATCCACAATCACGTTTTGTTTGGCACTGGTTTATTCTTTATGGTTTATTCAATGTGGAGGATGATTGTGACGGCTACACCAGAAGACGAAGAGTTTGAGCGCATAGAGCGTGAGCAGGCAAGTGGCTGGCGCAAGCGTCAGATTGTTTCGTTAAAGACCAACGTCGAGTCTTTTGACGAGTGGGAACACAGCCATCGCCCAGAACAATACTGGGTAGAGCGTCGCGCATATCTCGCGGGATTCGAGGCAGGCTCACGCAATGAGCGACTCAAAAAGGAATTGAATGACTGACAAGAAGCCAACGTGTCAGGTGTGTCGCTTGCGACCAGCCGATGTAAAAGGTAAAAACAGTAGAGGCGCTCCGCAGTGGAGATGCCAGACGTGCCACGATTTAAAAAACCGCGCAGGTTTTACGAAAGGTAAACAATGACTGAGAAGCTGAAAATTGTTTTTGCCGAAGGTTGCTTCGACAACTTTGATGGAACGCCAGAGGAACTAGCAGAGATGCTGGCTGACATCCACCAGATGGCTGAGAGCGGAACCCTGTTTGAGAATGCGCAACCCGTTGACGAGTCCGATGAAGAGTTCATCAAGTTCATGCAAGCCCAAATCCCTACACGCCAATGACCACACTCAAAGAAAAAAAGCACATGAGCGCCGTGGCTGAGTTGGGTTGCGCTGTGTGCAGGCGGATGGGGTACGAGGGAACGCCCGCTGAACTGCACCATCCAAGGCGATTAGCGGGGGGCTGGGGACGTTCTAGCCATATGGCGGTCATACCACTATGCCCAGAGCATCATAGAGGCTCTACTGGCTTGCATGGGATGGGAACCAAAGGCTTCGAGAAGCACTATGGGTACGACGAGGCTGACCTGCTCAAGGAGACGTTGGAACTGCTGGGCATTACGGTTTCCGCGTAAAGCGGTTGTTTATTTACAACAATATTAGGGTTTTCCTTAGAAATATTTTTAATAAAGTTGTTGACCGCGTTTAATTTGGCATTAAACTACCATCACTGACCAAGCAATTGTTGCAAGGCAGGTAACAACCGAAAGCGAACCATGAACAACGACATCAACTTCACATCAGTAGACACACTCGGCACACTCTTGGCTCAGATTGCCGACCTCACCAAGCAAGCCGACGCAATCAAAGACTCCATCAAAGAGTCAGCCAGCGCAGGTGGTGCAAAGGTTGTTGAGGGTGCAATCTTCAAGGCTACCTACATTGAGAGCAACCGCTCTGTGTTCGACAAGGACGCATTCATCAAAGAACACGGCGCAGACGCATACGCCAAGTTCACCAAGACATCCGCTGTGTTCAGCGTCAAAGTCACATCACGTTAATCAACCAGCCCCTTCGGGGGCTAACCCAAACGAAAGCGAATCGATTATGAAAGTCTATGTTTTAAAAGAAGAGGTTGATGTAGTTGCTGTGTTCGCTACACGCGAAGCGGCATTGAAGTGCGCAGAAGAAAACGAACTGCGCAATTTTTACATTCAAGAACTTACTGTGAGGGGTTGAGCATGAAACACGCGCAGGCAGACTACATCAACGCAGGCTACAGGTACGAGAAGGCAACCAGCGCCGACAAGGCGCGTGCTGTAGCGGAGGGCATCCGCAAGATGCTTCAAGAGGAACGCATCGACGAGCAATCAGACGCACGCTACTTTGTTGAGCGCGGTCGCAAAGAGGCAAGGGAGACAGCATGAGTGACCACGTCATCACTAACAGCCTGAACGGCAAGTTTAAGTGCGAGTTCTGCGGCGCAGAAGAGGCTCCGCCTTTTATGCCTGCACCTATCAACGTCATCATTGACGCAATGGATTATTTCATCGACCAACACAAAGATTGCAAGCGACCACAAGCGGAGGCGGTTATGAGCGAATACATCAAGGGATTCAACAGCGGCTTTGATTACGTTCTCCATGAGATTGAGAATTACATCAAGCAATACCCAGACGACAGGTTTGCATTGGTTGAGTTGCTGGCGCACCTCAAGATGGAAGGTAAGCCTCAATGAGATTCATTGAGTTGTTTGCAGGCATTGGTGGCTTCCGCTTGGGGTTGGAACGGGCGGGCCACGAGTGCGTGTGGGCAAACGAATTTATGCCAAAGGCAAGGAGCATCTATGAACACAACTTCAAGCACGCCCCAGATGGACGAGACATCAGGACAGTTCACGTTGATGACATCCCCGACGCCGACCTACTCGTCGGAGGATTTCCATGCGCGACTTTTAGCGTTGCTGGTAAGCGAACAGGATTTGGAACTGAGGATACACGCGGTACTCTCTTTTTTGAAATCTGCCGCATCCTTGCTGGTAAGCGAATCCCATATCTATTCCTTGAAAATGTTAAAGGACTCCTCAACCACGACGGGGGGCGAACCTTTGGAGTTATCGTCGCAAGTCTGGATGAATTGGGGTATGACGTCCAATGGGAATGTCTTAACAGCAAAAATTTTGGAGTCCCGCAGAGTAGGGAGCGGGTATTCATTGTCGGACATCTTAGAGACCGACCCAGACCCCAAGTATTTCCTCTCGGAAGATGCTATTCAGAGGATGGTGTTCAAGACGGAGCGCAACAAGTTGCTGAACCGTGGGTTCAAGCCGCAAATCATAAAAGGTTTGCCGTCGGAACCTTACTTCACCGACTTTACGAGGGAGACACTAACAACGTCTACCTTGAGGACGGAGTATGTCGAGAGGCTTTTGAGTCTGGGCGGGGATACACCAGAGGAGGCCAGTCAGTTGGGTCTTTTCTGAGGCAGTTGACTCCGCTTGAGTGTGAACGGCTTCAGTCATTGCCAGACAACTGGACAAAGTGGTACGCCGATGGCTCAGAGGCCACGGACTCACAACGATATGAGAGGTGCGGTCGCGCCGTCACGGTCAACGTCATCTATGAAATTGCAAAGAGGTTCCCATTATGAAATCTTGGACATTTGACACGCCAGAGATTGCCAGCACGTTTGACTCTCATGTCCGTGAGCAGTTGCCTTGGTATGACATGGCGACCGACGCCGTGGTGTATATCGCACGCAATTACTTGCCTCAATTTGGGACGATAGCGGACATCGGTTCGTCAACAGGCAATATGGTTGACAAACTTATGCCTTTGACATTTGAGCGATTGGCAGACGTTATCGCGATTGAGAACAGCATTCCGATGTGCAAGGTGTTGCAAGAAAAGTATGCGAACAGCAAATGCGTTGCTGTGCAGAACGTGAACATCACCAACTCAAAGATGCCCAAGGCTGATGTGTACATCGTGTTCCTGACGTTCATGTTTATCCCTATCGAGAGCCGCAAAGCCTTAATCAACTCTATGAGAGCGAATTTAAGGCGTGGTGGGGTCATAGTAGTGGTGGACAAGGTTTGTGACCACGGCGGGTACTTTGCGACCGTCCTGAAGCGCTTGACGATGCAGTTCAAACTACAGCAGGGAGCCAAGCCAGAGGACGTGCTGACCAAAGAGATGAGTCTGGCTGGTGTGCAGATACCCCTTGACCCAGCCATTTTGGGGGAGGATGCCAAGCTGTTCTTCCGCATGGGCGAGTTCGCAGGCTGGGTAATTGAGGGTTAGGGTAAGTCCTAATAAATATTTTTAAAATAGTTGTTGGCTCGTTTAATTTCGCGTTATACTAACAGCACTGCAATGAGCAGGTAACAGCGAATTAGGAGCGAATATGAACACAGCATCAAACCCCTTCAGCGACATGGAAGACGACTTGGACTTCGGCGTACCAGCTAAGTCTTCCTCCTCTGAGGTAACTTACTTCGAGCAGGCTTGCCCTAAATGCAACGGCACTGGTCGCTACACCTTCGGTTACGTCCACGTTCGCTCTGGCGAGTGCTTTGCCTGCAAGGGTAAGGGCAAGATGTCCTTCAAGACTTCCCCAGCTACACGCGCCAAGGCAAAAGCCAGCGCACAGCGTCGCGCTACTGCTAAGGCTGACGCGCAGGCTGTCAAGGTTCAGGCGTGGAAAGAAGCCAACCCAGCCGAAGCCGCGTGGATGGAAGCCAGCGCACCACGTTTTGAGTTTGCCCGTTCTATGCTCGACGCCCTCAACAAGTTTGGTCACCTCACAGAGCGCCAGATGGAAACCGTCCAGCGCTTGACTGTGCAGGACGCAGAGCGCCAAGCCGTTCGCGCTGTAGAACAAGCCACACGCGCTGAGACAGCCCCTGTGGTATCCGTTGAGGCTATTGAGGTGGCATTCAACAACGCCAAGCAAGCAGGCGTGAAGTTCCCTAAGTTGCGCCTTGACACCTTTGTGTTCAGCCCTGCTGGTGAGAACAGTAAGAACGCTGGCGCTATCTACATCAAGTCCAAGGGTGACGGCGTGTACTTGGGCAAGGTTATGGGCGGTCGCCTCTTCACATCACGCGACTGCACCACAGAAGCCTCAGAGCGCATTACAGCGGTCGCCAGCGACCCCAAGCAAGCCGCTGTAGCCTACGGCATGAAATTCGGCGCTTGCTCTGTCTGTGGTCGTGCATTGACTGACAGCGATAGCGTTGCTCGTGGCATTGGCCCCATCTGCGCAGAGAACTATGGCTTTTAAGGAGACCTCCATGTCATACATTGCACAAATTGAGTCCCGCGTTGCGGGTATCCCTTGCATCATTGGCGTTACCGAATACGAGTGCGTGAAGGGTTCCTACTCTTACCACGCCGCCAGTGACTGGGACTATCGTGGCTACACCGACTGCGCGTTCGAGGTGTGTGACCGCCGTGGACGCCCTGCCCCTTGGCTTGAGCGCAAGCTGACCAGCAAGGACTCTAGTCGCATTGAGACTGAGATTGCTGAGTATTTTGCAGGTTAGGGAAAGTACCTACAATTATTTTTAAGATAATTGTTGCATCGTTTAATTTAAGGTTATACTAACACCACTGACACAGCAATCCAGCACAGTCAGGTAACACAGAAAGAACAGCGAAATGAACATCGGAACACAAACAAACAGCGTCGTAAACCACTTGTACAGCCGCATGACGATTGGCGCACCAGCACCTGAAGTTGGCATGGGCGCAACCAAGTTGTCGTGGACTGACCGCCACGCCGCGACAGTGACAAAGGTCACTGAGTTGACCAGCAAGGTCTGGGCATACGAGATTTTCGTTATTGAAGACAAGCCATCGGTTGTCTCTGGTAGCGTGCATGACGGTAGCGCCGTCTACACCTTCGAGCCAAACCCTTCTGGGTACGCCGATATGTATCGCATGGAGCGCAAGACAGGCAAATGGGTTCGCGGTTACATCAACCAAGGCACAGGCAGATTCAAGCAACGCCGTAGTGGTGGTTTGGTTCTTGGTATGCGTGACCATCACTTTGACCCACACTTCTAAACCACGGGGCGCAAGCCCCTAAACCTAATCTTTAACCAAACGAAAGCGAATCGATATGACACACTTTGACACCATGAACACAATCGTCAACAAGTTCTTTGACAACCTGCCTAAGTCCTACGTCGTCTACTGCGACTACATTGCTCACACTATCGTGGGCAACCTGAAGGCGAACGACACAGAGAAGTTGCTTGCCAGCGTGAGCCGTCCCAAGTACGATTTGACTGAGACTGGTGGCTTTGCCAGCACCAAGAAGACTATCGACGTGGAAGACCGTAACGGTCGCAAGTACCGCGTGACTGTGGAGGAGGTTAAAGCGTGACACCGCTAATTCGTGAAACTATCAAAATGGCTTTTGATGGTGGTATAGACCCTACCGAAATTCAGTGGTTTGATTTATCTGGTTACGTTGACGATAGAAGTCATGCCGTAACTGAACCACTGATGAAATATCGACCTCCGTTTGAAAAAAACATTGTGGTTTGGCGGGGAAAAACAAGAAACCATGTTTCTTACGACACCATTTTTATGGTGGTTGGAACTGACCCTGAAGAAGGTATTGTAATTTCAACATGGAAAGGCGTGACAGGGCAGGTTCCAACTAAATTTCCACCAATGGTTTATTTGATTGAAGGTGATATGTTGCGGTATGGCCCAGTAGATGAAGGCGCAAAAATATCAAAAGAAATGGCGGAAACTTTGCTTGGGTTTTGCGGCAATTGGTATGAATCTTTATGTCAGTCAGTACAGTCACATAAGCCAGAAATCAAAACAACTTTTACGAACCAACGCAAAATCAAAGAAGGCAAGATGCCTGCTTACGCTTGGACAACGGTGGTTGTAGAAGCCTCCAAGCCTAAAAATGGACATCAAGGCGGTACACACGCAAGCCCTAGATTGCATGACCGTAGGGGGCATTTAAGGCGTTTAAATACGGGTAAAACTTGTTGGGTCAAAGCGCATAAGGTCGGTGACGTGACCAAAGGTAGCGTGTTCCATGATTATGTAATTGAAGCCAAACATAAGGAGGAGACAAAATGAAAGAAGAGTCATTGCTTGAGAAGGTGGTGATTGGTATAATGTTCATTGCTTTCCTCGTGTTCTGGATGTGGGTTCCTGACTTCACATTGGACGAGGAGGATTGCATGAAACAAGAATCCAGCGCATACGTCAAGAGACTGTGTAGCGAATCTAAAGCGAAGTAGAACCGAGTCGGTTTCTGCGTATACAGTGACCCGCGATTAAGTATCCAATGCCCGTGGATAAGTATCCAATTGGCGAAATGAAAGCGAATCGAATACACTTGAGTCATTCATTCACGTTCACTGGGGATTACGGGTTATGCCAGAAACCATCAAGAAGGCGGCTAAGAAGCCCGCCAAGACACCGAAGGCTACTAAGCAAGCCCAAGGTAGCACCACGCCCGCAAAGACGCCTGTAGCGCCCAAAACAACGGGACGCCCGACAACATTCAACCAGAAGACAGCAGACCTCATATGCATGATGCTCAGTGAGGGAATGAGCCTACGCCAGATACTGAAGGCGGATACGGTGGGAGTGTTCCCAGCGCAGTCGACAGTTTACGAGTGGTTGATTCGCCATCCTCTGTTTGCGGAGCAATACGCACGCGCACGGGAGGAGCAGGCTGACACTAACGCTGACGAAATCCTCGACATCGCTGACGAGATGCCCCCTGAGTACACCGACAAGGACGGGCGGACTTCCCTCGACCAGACATACATCGCTTGGCAGAAGAACCGCATAGAGGCGCGTAAGTGGACGGCTATGAAGCTGAAGCCCCGCAAGTACGGCGACCGTGTGGCGCTGGAAGGCGTGGAGGGTGGAGCCGCTATCAAGACCGAAGACACCAACGCCAACAAGTTCCTTGAGGTTATCCGCAACATGGAGATGACCAAGCGTGCTGGCTGAGTTGCTGTCAGACCCAGATGTACAGGCGGAGTTCAATGCCGAGCCTGAGCATAACCGAATCGCTTTAATCGCCCACGCTACTTGGGTAGCCAGCGCCCACCGTTACCAGATACCGCCACCGCTAGAGCAGGACTACACCGTCTGGATGATGCTGGCTGGACGTGGTGCAGGCAAGACCCGCTCCGCCGCTGAGGCGCTCTGGTGGTGGGCATGGACAAACCCGAACAGCCGTTGCCTCGTGCTGGCTCCAACGTCGAATGACATCAAGTTCACTTGCTTTGAGGGGCAGTCAGGACTACTCGCCTGCATCCCCGAAGAGTTGGTGGTCGATTACAACAAGCAAGACCATCAGATAAAGCTGTCCAATGGCTCCATCATCCGTGGCATCAGTGGCGACTCGTATGAGCGGTTGCGTGGCCCTCAATTCCACTTCGCGTGGTGTGACGAGTTAGCCGCCTTCCAGTACCTCGGCGCTGGTGAGGCGTGGGACATGATGATGATGGGTCTGCGTCTGGGTGACCAGCCCCGCGTCATTGTGACAACGACACCGCGCCCCAAAGACCTCATCATTGACTTGGTGGGACGTGAGGGCGACGACGTGGTGATTGACCGCGCCAGCACCTACGAGAACGAAGCCAACCTAGCGTCATCCTTCCGCAACCAGCTAGAGCAGTACAAAGGCTCCAAGCTGTACGAGCAGGAGGTTATGGGTCTCTTGGTCGACCTTGAGGACGGCAAGGTGGTCGGGCGCGATATGTTCAAGCTGTACCCAGCGGACAAGCCCTTCCCTAAGTTCGAGTTCATCGTCCAGTCGTATGACTGCGCCTTCAGTGACAAGGAGTACAACGACCCGACCGCGATGACAACGTGGGGCGTGTTCAAGCCACAGGATGGGCCAATGTCCGTCCTGCTCATCGACTGCTGGGCTGAACACCTCACCTTCCCTCTGCTCAAGCCCAAGGTGCTGGAAGAGTGGCGCGTTTCTTACGGCGAGGGCAAGGATGCCAAGCGCCCTGACCTGATACTGGTGGAGGACAAGGCGGCGGGTATCTCTCTGATTCAAGAACTGCGTGCGGCTCACCTGCCTGTGCGTGGGTACAACCCCGGCAAAGCGGACAAGATGCAACGCCTGCAAATCACCGCTTCCATCTTCGCCACTGGGCGTGTCTGGCTCCCTGAGTCCAGCGTGCGCAAGGGCTACGTCAAGGACTGGTGCGAAGGGTTCCTATCGCAGATATGCTCGTTCCCTGACTCGACGCACGACGACTATGTCGACAGCGCAACGCAAGCGATTCGGTTAATGAAGGACATGGGCTTCCTCGACATAAACCCTGAGCCTCGGTATGATGACGACGATGACTATGCTTATGCCCGCAAAGAGCGGGTCAATCCCTACGCGGTGTAACTATGGCAGAACCCAAACAACTCAAAGCAATCAAGGGCGGACTCAACATAGCGAAGCGCTTGCTTGCTGACGGGGAGAACGAAGCTGAGGCGATTGCGGCAATCACCGCCGCTCAACGCGCTGAGGCTGGTCGCAAAGGCGCGGCTCTCATCAAGTCCCAACCCCCAGTCAAAGCCTCTGAGGCTCTTGGTCAACAGATGGAGAAGGGCGTCAAGCGCGTCACCACCACGCAGGCTGACCGCACTCGTGTAGGCGGCGGGAACATCGGTGGCGCTCCGTTCTCCGCAATCAGTGAGGCTGACCCCAACTACGCTGGCAAGGTGTGGGGCGTGATGGACGAGGGAACAGCGGCGCGTCTCAAGAACCTGACCGACCCTGAGACGGTGTGGACGACAATGCTCGGTTCCGCTAACCAACTCAAGACCAACCCTGTTGTGTTTGACAAGCTGAAGCGCCAGTTCCTTGAGTCAATGAAGCAAGGGAACCTGTCACCAGAGTTGGAAGCCAAGATTAACCATAACCTCGCCCTGAACTTTGGCGAAGGTGCAAACATCCGTGACCCCAAGATTTGGAGGCAGGCTGACACGTTTGAGAAACGAGCCGCGCTTGCTGACCTGATGATGGGTCAAGGCATCCCACCAAGCAAGGGTGGTGTTGCATTGGGTGGCGAGAAGAGCGGTAAGGGTGTCATCTTTAAACCGACGGACACGCTCAAGCGTGAGACGGAACCGTCACTGCTTCATACTGAACATGGCGGTGACGTCCCGACGTTCGCGGCGGGTCCACGCCTGTTCAAGCTGGAGAAGGAGTCGGTGTATCGCCCTGACCTGCACCCCGGCTTCCCCACCCTGCTCACGGGCAAGGACATGAACGTCAACATGATTCCCACGCCGACCGAAATATTCCTGCCTGACTGGCACAAGGCGTTCAAGGAGAAGAAGCCTGAGCGCTTCCAAAGACCGTGGTCACCAGAGATTGTGCAACGACGCAAAAGCGGTTCGTATGAGGTGAAGGGCGAGGGGCCGGGCTACTACGACCTTGCGTTAGGTCTTGAGGGCGAAGGACTCCCAAGCCAAGCACTGCATGACGAGTACATTCGCCACTTGATTCGCGAGGGATTCAAGAAGGGCGGAGCGGTTGACATCGACGCCGCTGACCGACGCCTAGCCCAAGCAATGGCAAAGCGTATGTCTGGCGGTGGTATGGCAAAGGGTGGCAAGGTAGACATCGACGCCGCTGACGCCCGCTTAGAAGCCGCTATCAACGCCCGCATGGGTATGGCAAAAGGCGGAGAGGCTGGCTTCAAGAAGATTGAGTTTATGGCTGACGGCGGTAAGTTGGTCAAGGGCATTGCCAATGTTGGCAAAAGGTTGCTTCAAGATGCGCCAGTCGCGCCCAAAGTCAAGCCACCTAGTGACAATGTTGCTAATGTTCGCCAAGCCAACTTCCGATACCCAAAGACGGTAGGAAACCAAACGGTTGGCATCGATAAACTTTCAGGTGGCGTCAGGATGTCTGACCCTAACGAGGTCAAGCGAGTCAAAGCGCTGGCTGACCAAATCGCCAGCCCCGAAGGCTACATAAGTCGCATCATTGTTGACCACAACGACAACGTCATTGAGGGACAGCACAGGCTAGAAGCCTTGCGCCAATTGGGCATCAAGGATGTCCCTGTGTACAAGATTGAAGAGATGGCGGACACCATGCCCGTAGACCAGATGAAGTCTGCTGTGCAGGGCGTTGGCGCTATCCATCCAGACCATGTTGGACAAATCATTAACCACGCATTGGAGAGCATTGCCAGCGAGGGAGTTGAGGGTGCAAGGCAGATGGACTTGGGTAGGTTCCAAAAACATTACGATGCCGCCCTGAATGCAATTACGCCTGACATCAAAAAAGCCCACGGTGGCATCGCCCATATGGACAAAGGTGGCAAGGCAGGCAAACTTGCGTCTGGCATTGCTAACGTGAGCAAGCGCTTGATGGCTGACAACAGCCTGCCTGCGTTAGAGCGTGAAGCCAACCTCCAAAAGTTCCTTGCTGAGAGCAAGACGCCTATGCGCCTGTACCACGGCACGACAGCGACCGAAGGTGGTAAGGGGCAAGAGGCTATCCGACGCCTTAAACCCAGCAAGGAGGGCGCGTTAGGTTCTGGGGTATACATGACCCCCAACACTGCCCACGCAAGCAGTTATACGGGCATTCCAAATGACGATGCGCTTGCAATGATGAGTCAAGGTAACGACTACACAAAGAAGATGGCTGACCAGTTTATGGCAGACCGTGCGTCAGGCACACTGCGTGAAGGGCAAGCGGGCGGAAATATGTTGCCAGTCCATGCTCAGATACGCAACCCGCTCATCATTGGCAAGTCAGGCAGGAACATTGACCCAGCGGCTGATGCCCTGATGAGCCTTGGCATGGACGAAGCCAGCGCCATCCGATTGGTTGAGAAGGCGTTCGAGGACAAGGGAAACATCGGCAAGCAGATTCAAGCAAGAGCGCAGGCTCAGGGCTATGACGGCATCATGCAATACCGTGGTGATGATTTGTCTGAGGTGGTGTCCTATAGACCTAACGCAGTCAAGAGCGCTATTGGCAATCGTGGAACCTACGACATCAACGAGCCTGACTTGAGCAAAGCCCACGGCGGTATTGCTCATATGGATAAAGGTGGTAAGGCAAGTAAAGTAGTCTCTGGACTTGCTAGTGTTGGTAAGCGTTTGCTTGCTGACGCGCCCGTTGAGACAAAAGCGGAAAAGCAGATGCGGATAAACATGATGCCAACCGCCCGTATTGGGCTAGAAGCCCCCGGCATCCTTATCCCCAGCAAGATGAACAACGTCCGCGAGGCTGTCCGCAACATGAAAGGCAACTACGGCGCAAGGCGTGTCGAGCGTGCGGCTGACGAGATTCCAAACCTTGAAAAGATGTACAAAGAGGACGCGCTCAAGGAGGCATTTACTGGCGACAACGCCAGCGCAATGATTACCATAAACCCAGCAGACTTTGAGCGGTACGCAAATGAGTTGCAAAAACGTGTGAGCGTTGGCCCAAAGATGGCTGAGTTGGCAAAGCAAGGCGACATTGATAAGATGACAGTCCCAACGGATGAGTACATCAAACATCTACAACGCTTGCTCGACGGGTTTGATGATGTGCCATACCTAAATCTTTTCAAAGATGAAGTGGGCATTCCATCTAAGCCACAAATCAGTGGTCACGAAGGTAGGCATAGAAGTCGCGCCTTGTCTGAAAGCGGTGCGCCAGCAAGCCTTGTAAAAATTAACCCCCGTGGTGACTTGCGTGAAGGTATGCCACGCAGGACACAAGAAGATTTTATTGAGGCGTTAAAAGAAGAACTTGAGCGCTCAAACCGCTTGGTCACACCAGAGTCTGAGCCTTTTTTCCTACGCCCCCCTATTGAGTTTCCTGACGTCTACGCCAATGGCGGTGGTGCATTCAAAACCATTCAATGGCAAAAGCCTCAGAAGTTTGACGGTGGTGGAATCGCCTCACCCGAAGAGACTAACCCGTTTGAAGGCTCACGTCGTGAGCCACTGCTTACGGAAAAGGATTGGGCAAACATCAAGCGCAACGCCCCAGAGGTATACGAGTGGGCAAAGCAAAACGTCAAAGACGAAGCCAGCCAACTTAAAAGCGCACGAGGAGTGAAAGACTTTGCTCTTCGCACTGGCGCTCAATACCTTGGCGGTATCCCTGACCTAGCCAACTTGGGACTGATGGGAGTTGACGCGCTGGCTAACACCAACCTATCGTCCGAGAAGCCTTGGTTTGGCAGTGAGCAATACATCGACGCAATGCGCAAGGCAGGAATGATTGGCGAACACGAATTCCCTATCTCTGAAACGATAGCGGGTATCCTCGCGCCAGCAGGCTTGATTAAAAAGGGCGTTAAGAAGATGGGTAATATGCGCCCTGCAAAAGAAGCACCAAAGAAACGACGTGGCGGATTGACCGCAATGTCACGATAAGGATTAAACATGGCGACCGAATTTCCAATTAGCCCAGACGAAGACCGCTTTATTGACGGCATCCGCATGACCGAAGAGGGGGGCGCGGAGGTGGATATGCTCCCCGGCGAGGAACCCGAAGTCGAGGAACTCCCTGACGGTTCCGCTGTTGTAAAACTGGAGGACTTTAAAGGCCCCGCCGAGGACGAAGACTTCTACGCCAACTTGGCTGAAGAGGTTGTCAGCGTGCGCGAGTTGGAGTCGCTGGCAATGCGGTACATAGAGTTGATTGACAACGACCGCCAAGCCCGCAAGAAGCGCGACAAGCAGTACGAAGAGGGTCTGCGCAGGACTGGTATGGGGGACGATGCGCCGGGTGGTGCGCAGTTCCTTGGAGCCTCCAAGGTTGTACACCCAATGATGGCTGAGGCGTGCGTTGACTTTGCCTCCCGCGCCATCAAAGAAATGTTCCCGCCTGATGGGCCAGCCAAGACAAAGATTCTGGGCGACGTAAATGAAGAGAAGACTGAAGTCGCAGAGCGTAAGCGCGACTACATGAACTGGCAGTTGACTGAGCAAATTGAAGAGTTCCGCGACGAGCAGGAGCAGATGTTGACCCAGTTGCCTTTGGGTGGTTCGCAGTTTATGAAGATGTGGTACGACGACAAGAAGCGTCGCCCCTGCGCTGAGTTTGTTGCTATCGACAACATCCTTCTGCCCTTTGCATCCGCCAACTTCTACACCTCACAGCGCGTGACGGAGCAACAGGACATCAGCGAGTGGGAGTTCAAGCAACGCATTAAGCGCGGGTTGTATCGCGACATTGATTTTATTCGCACTACGACAGAACCAGAGCAAACCGCCGCTGAGAAAGCCAACGCCAAGATTGAAGGCAAGCAGTTTGAAAACGGTGAAGACGGTTTGCGCCGTGTCTACCACATCTACACTTGGCTTGACCTTGACGACGACGACCGCACTGGTGGCGATACCGCGCCCTACATCTTGATGATTGACGAGTTAGACAACAAGGTGCTAGGTCTGTACCGCAACTGGGAAGAAGGCGACGACACCCTTACCAAGCTAGACTGGATTGTCGAGTTCAAATTCATCCCTTGGCGGGGCGCGTATGCCATTGGGCTACCTCACCTCATTGGAGGGCTTTCCGCCGCCGCTACGGGGTCATTGCGTGCCTTGCTGGACACTGCTCACGTCAACAACTCCCTGACGATGCTGAAACTGAAAGGGGCTAAAGTCTCTGGTCAGTCTGACCAAGTCGAAATCACGCAGGTGACGGAGATTGAAGGCGGTATTGGTGTGGACGACATCCGCAAGATTGCGATGCCCATGCCCTTCAACCCACCCTCCCCTGTGCTGTTCCAGTTGCTGGGTTGGCTGACGACTGAAGCCAAAGGCGTGGTGACTACAGCCGAAGAGAAGATTGCAGACGCCAACAGCAATATGCCAGTGGGTACAACTCAGGCGTTGATTGAGCAGGGCGCGGTGGTGTTCTCCTCCATCCACTCACGCCTGCATGACGCCCAGCGCCGTGTGTTGCACATCCTTGGACGTATCAACCGCTGGCATTTGGACGAGCAACGCAAGGGTGACATCGTTGCTGAGTTGCCCATCAAGCGTGAAGACTTCCGACGCAACAGCGACGTGGTTCCTGTCAGCGACCCGCACATCTTCTCTGAGACACAACGTGTTGCACAGATGCAGTCGGTCATGCAGTTGTCTGCGCAGTTCCCACAGATTTTTGACCAGCGTGCGGTGGTAAGCCGTATGCTCAAGCAACTCAAGGTTCCTAACGTCAACGAGTTGATGCCAAACACTGGCAAGCCAGCGGAGTTGAACGCGGCGGACGAGAACAGCGCTATGGCTCTGGGCAAACCAGCCTTCGCTTACCCACGTCAAGACCACCTTGCGCACATCCAAACGCACTTGACGTTTGCGCTTGACCCGATGCTAGGCTCAAACCGCCTCATCGCGCCCAAGTTCATCCCGCAGGCGCTGGAGCATATCAAGCAACACATGATGCTCTGGTACACCCAACAGGTACAGGGCTACGTCCTTGCCGCAGGAGATGTCAGTTTGGGCAAATACGAAGACACCAAGATTGCAAAAGAGATTGACCGCGCTATTGCTGTTGCGTCAGACCACGTCAGTTTGGACTCCGCACAGGTGTTCCAAGGCGTGTTGCCTGCGCTGGAGCAACTTGGTCAACTCATGCAACAGTTCAAGCCACCAGCACCTCCAATGGAAGGCGAGGCTCAGGCTGTGTTACAGGCGTCTATGGCAGAGACACAGCGCCGTACCGCCGCAGACCAAGCAAGGCTGGCATTCGACACCCAGAAGTTCCAAGCGCAAATGCAAAAAGACGCTCAGGACAGGGATGCCAAGGTGGCTATGAACGCCGAAAACAACTTGACGCAAGAGCGTATCAAGACCGCAGAGTTGACCGTGGACGAGGTCAAACTGCGTAAGGAGCAGGAAGACACTGCAATCAAACTTAACCAGTCCACACAACGCAACTTAGGAGCATGAAATGGAAAAAGAAGTCAAAGAACTGCAATCGGAACAAGTACGTCAGAAGACCCGCATGGCGGCTGGCGCTTGGATAACAGGTGAATCACTAAAAGAGCAATCAACAGCGACTATGCCAGAGGCTAACAGCGACCACGGGAATTTCTCCCAACCCAAAGGCGTCGATAAGTCCAACGCATGAAGTTAATTTCCGACTTTATAAGCGCTGTAAAAGCGCGTCAGGCTGAGATTGCAAAGGGGTTGGCGCATGGAAATGCGTCCGACTTCAATGCATACCAACGCCTAGTCGGAGAAAACCTCGGACTTGAAGCGTCTTTGGAAATATTAAACCACCTTTTGAAAGAAGATGAAGATGACCGATAGCACGGTAGCGGGTAATTCCGCTGATTTACAGGAAGCATTTCCTGTTGTAGACCCCGGTGCGATTCCCCTTGGTGCAAGAGTTTTAGTACAACTGCGCAAAGCCAAGAAACGAATGACTCAATCTGGGATTATCTTGCCTGAAGAGACTCGCGACACTGAACGGGCGCAAAACCCCGTCGCTAAAGTGATTGCGTTTGGCCCGTTAGCGTTCAAAAAGCGCGACACGATGGAGCCTTGGGTCGAAGGTATATGGTGCGAAGTAGGAGATTACCTACGAGTACCAAAATGGACTGGCGACCGCTGGTTGGTTCCACATGGAGACGACGAAAACGTCGAATTTATGGTGCTGAACGACCACGAGGTGATTGCCAAAATCACAGGTAACCCACTTGAAGTGAGGGCATTCGTATGAGTACCGAACAAGAACAAGAAGTTATTGTCATTCAGGAAGAAAAAGATGGCTCGGCAACAATTGAGTTGCCAAATAGCATCCCATCTCCTGATGAACAGCCAGATTCAGGTCACGAAGACTCCGATGAGGCTGATGAACGCGCCCGACAGAAGGAAATGGTCGTTGGCGGGGCTGTAGACGAGGATGCAGAGGCTCTTCGTGAGCAAAAGCGTCAAAAACGCTTGCGTCGCAAGGAGTACCACAAGGCTGTTTCGACCGAAAAAGACGTCAAATTGACCCTTTTGGAGCGTCAGAACCAGCAATTGCTCGAACGCCTTTCCGTTTTGGAGCGTAAGTCTCACGGAAGTGACCTTGCGCGTCTAGACAAGGCAATTGAAGACCAAAATAACCGCATTTTGTTCGCAAAACAGAAGATTTCCGAGGCTACCAGCAGTGGTAATGGTGAACTGCTGACTTCTGCGCAGGAAATGTGGTTTGAAGCACGCCGACAGGCAGAGGCTTTGGCAAATCTGAAGAAACGCGCTGTTGCACCGCAAAATCAGCGCACGATTCAGGCTCCAGACCCTCAACTCCAACGCCATGCCAGCAACTGGATGGCAAATAACCCGTGGTACGACCCTAACGGGAAAGACCCCGACTCACGCCGCGCATTGAACGAGGATGCCATCCTTGCAGAAGAGGGTTACGACCCAAAAACTGCGGAGTATTGGACAGAACTTGACAAGCGCTTGCAAAGAGTAGTACCCCACAGGTATACTGAAGATGCAGATGAGAAGCCACGCTCTAGACCGCGAAGTGCAGTGACGAGTTCAGGACGCGAATTTGCATCGAATAATGGTAGAGGTAATTCATTTACCTTATCACCCGAACAGGTGAGAGCCATGAAAGATGCAGGTATGTGGGATGACGCTGAGAAACGAGCGAAGATGATTCGACGCTACGCCTTAGAAGCACGCAACAATAACGGTTAAGGAGTAATAAAATGGATTCTCGTTTAAAGAAAAATTTGAATGCTGGAGACCGCGATAATCGCGGAAGTCGCGACACGATTCGCGAGGCTCCAGAGGACAAAATGGCATCGTCGGATGAACGTCGCAAGATGTGGAAAGACGAATGGACACAAAGTGCATTGCCTAGTGTGCCTGACATGAAAGGATGGCACGTTTGCTGGTTATCGACAACTAACAGTTACGACAGCATAGATAAACGGCTTCGCCTTGGGTACGTTCCCGTGAAAGCGGATGAGTTACCTGAAATGCGAAACAACCGTGTAAAAGCTGGAGAACATGAAGGTTTTATCTCGTGTAATGAGATGTTGCTTTACAAGATTCCTATGGACTTGTACCAAGAAGTGATGGCTCATTTTCACCATGATGCACCGCTGGAAGAAGCGAACAAAATTCGTCTTCAAGCAGAGCAAAACGTGGGACGCGATAGTCGGGGCAGAAGCCTCGGTCAGATTGAAGGCGAAGGGCTTAATGACATTGACAAACCTATTCCTGCTCCGCATTTTGCTGGGTAGGGTGTTTAACTGAACAAAGGAGTGAGACTATGTCTTCAACCAATGCTCCGTTTGGCTTGCGTCCTTCTTTCCATCCTACGGGTCTGGATAGAGCGGTTGCGCTTTCCAACGGTATTGCTTCGGCTTACAACACTGGCATTTTGAAAGGCCAGCCTGTAGCCCTCAACACTAGCGGCAACATCATCGCCGCTACTGCTGGTAGCGCCTTCCAAGGTGCTTTCGCTGGTCAAGAATACACCGACCTTACTGGTCGTCGTATTGTGAGCAACCAATGGATTGCAAACACTGCATACCAAACTGGTTCTCAAGTGACTTATTACTACTCTGACCCCAATATCGTTTACGACATTCAGGCAGACGGTAGCTTGGCTCAAACTTCGGTTGGTGACCAAGCAAACTTTAGCAACATTGCCGCTGGTTCTACAACCACTGGCTTGTCGCAATGCACCATCTCTACAAGTTTGGTGGGTTCGAGCGCTGTTGGTGATTTGCGAATCATCAATTTGTCGCCCGGTGTTGATAACGCATGGGGTGACGCATACACCGTGGTTCAGGTTCAAGTGAGCCGTAGCCAGTATGTCGCAACCATCAATGCTATTTAAGGGGGACTAAAAAATGGCCGCTCCAATGCGCAGTACGGACTTTAGAAGCATCGTTGAACCAATTCTCAACGAATGCTTCGATGGAGTCTATGACCAACGTACCGATGAATGGTCACGAGTTTTCCGTGAACAAGAAGGTATCCCCCGTAACTACCACGAAGAACCAGTCCTTTATGGATTTGGAGCCGCACCTCAACTGCCTGACGGAACTCCTGTTTCGTATCAGCAGGGTGGTGTTCTCTTCTTGCAACGCTATGTGTACAACGTGTTTGGCCTCGCCTTCGCATTGACCAAAGTGTTGGTTGAAGACGGTGACCATATCCGTATCGGTCAGGTTTACGCCCGTCACTTGGCTCAGTCATTGATTGAGACCAAAGAGACTTTGGCGGCAAACGTGTTGAACCGCGCTTTCAACAGCGCGTACCCCGGCGGTGACGGCGTGGCACTGAACAGTGCTTCACACCCCATCGTTAACGGTACTTTCAGCAACTTGCTGACCACCGCCGCTAACCTGAGCCAGACATCTCTCGAACAGATGCTGATTCAGATTCGCCAAGCTGTGGACAACAACGGCAAGAAGATTCGTTTGGTTCCACGTCAGTTGATTGTGGCTCCGGGCAACGTCTTCCAAGCTGAAGTTTTGTTGAAATCTGTCCTGCGTGCAGGTACAGGCAACAACGACGTCAACCCCATCAAATCTATTGGTTTGCTGGACGAAGGCGCGGCTGTTCTGTCTCGTTTGACTTCATCTACCGCTTGGTGGGTGCAGACAGATGCTCCAGAAGGCATGAAGTTGTTGATGCGTCGTAAGCTGGAAAAGACTATGGAAGGCGATTTTGAAACCGACTCCATGCGCTACAAGGCTACCGAGCGTTACCAAGTGGGTTTCACTGACCCACGCGCCGTTTACGGCACACCCGGCGTCTAAACCACGCCACGGGGGTTGGGATAAAACCCAGCCCCTTTTTTGTTAAATGTTTCGTCAAACTTTTCAAGGAGACAGACGATGCCTCAATATTCAGACGACCTATTCTTAGGTTCCGCACAAACTTCTATGGGTTCGGGTATTCGCCCTTACTCGACTACTTTCACTGGTTCAATGTCTGGTACGACATTGACCGTTACCGCGCTGTTGCAAGGCGCTCCAATTGCTTTGGGTATGTTTGTTGACGGCACTAGCGTGACCGACGGTACTTACATCACTGCGTTTGGTACAGGTACTGGCGGTACTGGCACATACACGATTAACCAATCTGTGTCTGCGTCTAGCACCACCATGACTGCAAACAGCAACGTACCGTTTGACAATCCTTCTCCAATGTCAGTTGGTGTAGGCCCACTTGGTCGCATCTTCGTTTGGGACATCGTTCCTCAAGCCGCTGTTGCCAACAACCTCGCTACTGCCGCGTCGCCAACCAGCGCTTACACGCTGACTGCTGGCACAAACGTCAAGTCGATTGTGTTGAACAGCGGTTCCACTGGTTACCAGTTGGATTGCCCTCGCGCAATCTCTGTGACCATCGGCGCAGGCACTATCACTAACCGTAACGTGACCATCAATGGTTTTGATTACTACGGTCAAGCGATGAGCGAAGTGATTGCAACTGGCACTACACAGTCTGTGGCTGTGAACGGCAAGAAGGCTTTCTACGTTGTGACTTCTGCTACCGTTTCTGGTGCAGTTGGTGCAACCACTGCTCTTGGTACAACCGACATCCTCGGTATCCCAGTTCGCGTGTTCAACGTGGCATACGTTGCCAGCGTCAAGAGCAACAACACATTGGCACAAGATGCTGGTACGTTTGTTGCCGCAGACACTGCAACCGCTACAACCACCACTGGTGACGTTCGCGGTACTTATGTACCTGCCACTGCATCGAACGGTATCGTTCGTACAGTGATGGGAATTTTGTTGCCTGCAATCGCTGTTGGCCCTAACGCTACTCGCGTTGGCGCTCTCGGCGTAACTCAAGCCTAAAGGGGAGCAACATGGGACAATTTAAACCAATGGTCAAAATGATGACCACTGAGCCTACAGTTGAGTTAAAACTCAAAAAAGGCGGTCACGTCAACATGAAAAAAGGTGGCAAAGCGGAAGCTGGTCACAAAAAGATGGCGATGGGCGGTGGTGCTATGGACATGATGTCTGGTACTCCAGCGCTTGTTGGTCGTCCTGCTGTTAACGCTCCTGTTCGCGCACCGGGCAAGCCCTCTATGGCTTCACGTCGCAAGTCAATGATGGCTAAAAAACCTGCGGTTACGCCGTCAGGCACAGCAATGCCTCCTCCTCCAATGAAAAAAGGTGGCAAGGCTGAAGGCGGCGAATCCAAGGCGACGCACAAAGCAGAGATGTCAAAGATGAAGGGTCTTGAGAAAGAACTGAAGTCTCACGAGTCCAAGCCTGCAAGCAAAGGTCACAAGGGTCTTAAAACTGGCGGTGTTGCCCTTGGCAATGCTGGTGGCTTTAAAAAGGGTGGCGACGTTAAAAAGTACGCCAAAGGTGGCGTGACTGGTAACGGCATCATCAATACCGAAAACCAAGGCGGTAAGTACCGCGATACCCTCATGCACACTGCTGAGTACACTGGCAAATCCAGTGGTAAAACTGGTGATGTGAAGATGGGCAACGGCGGTGGCTACAAGACTGGTGGCGTTGCTTTAGGTAACGCTGGTGGCTTCAAAGCTGGAGGCAAAACCTCAAAAAAAGCCTACGCGGCGGGGGGTACTGTTAATTCAGGTCGTCCCGTCGCGATGCCAGAAGGTCGCAAGCCAGTTCCATCGTCTGTAAAGATTAGCCAATTGGCTGGTACTTACAAAAACGGTGGACGCGCAACTCCTGCGGAAGCACGCTTGTTGAAAAACAACGCCGCAGAGAACGCAACCGCCATGCGCCAAGCAAAAACGCAAAGCAACATGAAATATGGTTCGTATAAGCGTTTTGCTGGCGGTGGTGCTACTTCCGACAAAGAGATGGATTTGTCCAAGGGTGCATACGACGCTTCAAAAAAGCATAGTAGGGAACTGGAAGACGCTCTAAACCCTCTGAGTATGGTTAAGGAACTTGCTGGTAAAGCAAAGGACTACTTCATGCCCAAAAGTGCTGACAGTGTGACCAAGACCAAAGAGTCTGTAACGGTTACTCCAGCAACTAAAAAGCGTGGCGGTGGCGCTTGTTGAAAACGGGTGGGGGCTTCGGCCCCTGCTTTTAATTGGAGAAAAATATGGGTGTTTACTCTTCCGCAACGCGCCAAGGCGCATACGAGCCGTTTGAACTACAAGTAGCCCGTGGGCAAGTTGATGGTCATAAAACGCTATTTAAATTTGGTATCAACGGCGATGTTGGCACGTCTGTTGAAACAGTTTGGGCGCAGGGGGGTGTATATGCATACCCCGCCTCTGCTACTGTAATGAAAATCTCTAGTTCTAGCGCGGATGATGCGGCGGCTGGAACTGGTGCAAGAACAATTTCAATTGCTGGTCTTGATGCTAACTACAACGAAATTAGCGAAACAGTAATTCTTGACGGTCAGACCGCAGTCAACACTGTTAATAGTTACTTGCGTATTTCTCGTATGTTTGTTGTCACTGCTGGCTCTGGCGCAACTGCCGCAGGCACTATCTACGCTGGTACAGGCACTGTCACCTCTGGCGTGCCAGCAACCGTCTACGGCATGATTGCTCTTAACGCAAACCAAACACAGATGGCTTTTTGGACTGTTCCAGCAGGCTACACCTTGTATTTGACAGGCTTGTTCTATACGTCTGGCAATACAAACGCAAACGCATGGACAAACTTCCAGTTGATTCAACGCCCATTGGGTGGGGTGTTTAGACAGCAAAGTTCTTCGCGTGTTCCCGGTAATGGTGACTTTGTTGTTGACTTGCATACGCCCCTTGCATTTGTTGAAAAAACTGACATCGAAGTACGAGCAATTGCTTCCACATCTCCATCAAACGTCTCCGCAGAGTTTGAAGGTATTTACATCAAGAACCCAGACTGATATGCCAAGCAAATCATCTTCCCAACACAATTTGATGTCGGCGGTCGCGCACAACCCTGCGTTCGCTAAGAAGGTTGGCATTCCTCAAAAAGTCGGAAAAGAATTTGACAAGGCTGATGAGGGCAAAAAATTCAAAGGAGGTGGTTTGTATGACAACATCAATGCAAAGCGTCAAAGAATCGCTGAAGGCTCTGGCGAAAAGATGCGCCGAGTGGGTTCAAAAGGCGCTCCAACGGCTCAAGACTTTAAGCAGTCGGCAAAAACCGCCAAAGTAAAATGAGCAAAAAAAAAGTTAATCTTGCAGTTGGTCGCGGTGAAAAGTTGCCTGTTGAAAAAGGTGCTGGATTAACAGCAAAAGGTCGGGCAAAATACAACCGTGAAACTGGGAGCAAATTGAAGGCTCCTCAACCTCAAGGTGGGGCGCGAAAGGACTCTTTTTGCGCTCGTATGTCAGGCGTGGTGGAACATTCAAAAGGAGACGCACCAAGGGCAAAAGCATCGTTGAAACGGTGGGACTGCCCCGGCTGGTAACTGAACTATGGCGTACTCTGATACATACGGACAAACGGTCAATGTACAAACCTTGATTGACCACGGCGCTCGTCGATGCGGTAAGCTGGCTGAAGAATTGACTTCAGAGCAGGTTTTGTCCGCACGCCAATCGCTTGGCTTTCTTTTGTCAAACCTCATTAACCGTGGTATCCAGTATTGGGCTATCCAAAAAGAGGTCATCGGACTCACCCCAGACAAATACCGCTACACCCTGCCTGACGGGGCTGTAGACACGCTTAACGTGCTGTATCGCACGATGACGCGCCCTGATGGGGCATATACCTCATCCGCAGGCGGTGTGGTCGCAAACCTCTACGACGGCAACATTGAAACCTACACCCAGCAGACTTCTGCAAATGGGAACTTCACGGTCAATTACGGGACGTCAAATCCCATCTATGCAGGCTCTATTGGGTTTTTGCCCTACATTGCAGGCGGTGGGTCAGCAACGTGGAATATTTCGCTCCAATACTCGTCTGACGGGGTAACTTACACCACGTTGGAGAACCTTGGAGCGGTCGCAGTGACCGACAACACATGGGTGTGGACGGATATAGACCCCGGTCAAAACGTGCCGTTTTACCGCATCGTTGCCTCTGGCGGGACTACTTTAGCCCTGCGTGAGTGGTATATCGGCAATAACAGCACCGAAGTGATGATGTCTCGCCTAAACCGCGATGACTACACCAACCTGCCTAACAAGAACTTTACAGCGAACCAACCCTATCAATTTTGGTTCGACCGCACGATTCCTAATCCAACGATTTATCTATGGCCTACCCCCAGTAACGCATTTGTGCAGATGACTGTGTGGTACTCCAGCCAAATCATGGACGTGGGCGCTTTGACTGACGAACTACAGATTCCCCAGCGCTGGTACGAGGCTGTAGTGTTCATGCTGGCTCACCGTATGAGCCTCGAACTCCCTCAAGTAGCGATGGACAGGGTCGGCTATCTGGAAAAGATGGCTGAGAAGTACCTGTACGAAGCGGAGCAAGAAGAGCGCGACAAGTCGCCGATTTACTTCGCCCCTAACATTTCCGTCTACACGAGGTAACGGATGCCTATTTTCTTGGACACAACGGGACTGACTTCACTTGCTATCGCGGTGTGCGATAGGTGCAAGATGAAGAAGCCGTATGTGAATCTGAGACCTGATGGGAATTCACCCGGTCTTCGCGTCTGTGGCGACGGGTGCTGGGACACGCTTGACCCCTACCGTTTGGCGGCACGGAAAACCGAAAGGATTAACCTTCGGTTTGCACGCCCTGATGTGAGTGTTGCGGCTAACGACAACTTCCTGATGACTGGAAGCCAGAACATGGACGGCTCAAGCCAGTTCCAGATTTCGACCGAACAAAACACTCAAACTCCGACCAACACAGGGAATAAGGATACGATTGCTCCTAACCCCCCAGACAATACGAGTACATAAATGTCAGCACAAGTTTCCATACTCCAACTCCCAGCCGCTGGTGCTATCACTGGCGCTGAGTCTGTACCTATTGTCCAAAACGGCGTAACGGTTCAAACAACCACGGGCGCGATTGCAAACTCGCCAACGCAGACCTACACATACCTGACCGTCAGCCAAACCCCTCAGTTGCCCAACAGCCGTTATGTTGGCGCAACCAATGGTTTGGTGACCACTGACGGTGGCGCTCAAGGACTTTTCAATATCAGCACCACAGGCGCTTTATTGTCCTTGGTGAACTCTGGTGCTGGGATTCAGGTTAAAACGTCTTCTACAGCCATTACGGGGCGTTCTGTAGCCTCTTCTGGTGCTGGTCTGTCCGTTTCTAACGGAGATGGCGTTTCTGGCAACCCAACAGTTGCTTTGGACGGTTTGCCTGCATCGCTTGCCAACTTGAGCGGTTCTGGGATGGTGGCGTTAATTGGCGGGACTGGTCTTAGCCCTCGCACAATTACAGGCACTGCTAGTCAAGTCAATCTTGTAAACGGTGATGGTCAGTCTGGTAACCCAACAATTTCAATTGCTGACAACGTGGTGTTGCCCGGCACTGGCGCGATGGCTGTACCTACTGGAACGACTGGACAGCTACCCGTTGGCTTTGGTGGTCAGATTCGCTACAACACCACCACCGCTCGTTTTCAAGGTTTCCAAAGCGGAAACTGGTACAACTTCGGTCAAGGTGACGGTACGGTCACTTCTGTGAGCGGAACGTCCAATCAGATTACGGTTGTAAATTCATCAACCACGCCCCAAATTTCAATTGCCAACAACCCACAGTTGCCCGGTGCGTCAAACGTGTTGGTTCCTGCTGGCGCAACAGCAGACCGCCCCGTAACCCCAGCAAACGGAATGTTGCGGTACAGCACTACATTTGCGCTGTTTGAGGGTTACATAAACGGTAGTTGGCAAACCATTGCCGCTGGTTCTGGCGTGACTTCGGTTGCAACTGGGACTGGCTTGACGGGAGGGCCAATCACCTCCACAGGTACGATTTCAATTGCCAATAGCGGTGTATCCGCTGGGACTTACGGCTCTTCATCTCAAGTTCCAGCTTTTACGGTAAACGCGCAAGGTCAAATTACCTCTATTGCGGACACCGCAATTTCCGCAACTGCGATTGGTGCGGTGACCTCTGTAACTGGCACAGCCAATGAAATAGATTCCACTGGCGGTCAGACGCCAGTTTTGTCGTTGCCATCTTCGTTGACATTTACCAGTAAAACAATCACTGGTGGCGCGTTCAACATGGCTTCTGCCCAAGTTGTTTCAGACACGGTCACCACAAATAACGCGGCTCAGACGCTGACCAACAAAACAATCAGCGGTTCAAATAACACCTTGACCAACATTGGCAACGGAAGTCTTACCAATTCGTCTGTGACTGTTGGAACAACTGCAATTGCTCTGGGCGGTTCAAGCCTTACCTTGGGCGGGTTGACTTCAGTTGCTGTGACGCAAGACCCAACAACGGCATTGCAGTTAGCTACCAAGCAATATGTAGACGGTCTTGTGGCTACTGGCATCCACTTCCATGCGCCAGTGCGTGTTGAGTCTCCAACTCCGCTGAATGCAACTTACAACCAACCGGGCGGGGCTGGAGACGGTGTTGGCGCTACATTGACCAACGCAGGCACACAAGCCGCCTTGGTGATTGATGGAGTCACCCTTTCGGTTAGCGACCGTGTTCTGGTTTACACGCAAACAAACGCCACTCAAAACGGCGTTTATGTGGTGACTAGCGTAGGTTCTGGCTCGACAAACTGGGTTTTAACTCGCTCTTCTGATACCAATACATACGGGATTGCTGGGCCAACCACGTTAAGCGAAGGCTCAACTTTCTTTGTCCAACAAGGCACTACTGGTGCTGGCGAGACCTACACCTGCAACACGCAGGGCGTGATTGTATTTGGCACGACCAACATCACTTTTGCGCAGGTCAGCGCATCGCAAATCTATACAGGAACAGCGCCAATTAACGTCACTGGCACAGTCATCTCGCTGACTACTGTCCCTGTAAACTTGGGCGGCACAAACATTACGTCATATACCGCTGGCGACTTGCTTTATGCCACTGGCTCTACGACACTGACAAAGTTGCCAATCGGAACGTCTGGTCAGGTGTTGAAGTCAACGGGGTCTTTACCCGCTTGGCAGTTGAATCCCACATATTTGCCAGTTGTTTTACACAATGCTTCTGTGGTACAAATTTCAGTTGCAAGTGGCTTCTTGCCTGTTTTGTTGCATGACGGCGTAACCATAGTCAATGTTGCTTTATTTTGAGGAATAGAAAATGACGGCACGATACCCACTCGTAATTGATGGTACTTCAATTGAAGAAATTCAAGTTGGTGATACCTATAACTTGTCTCAAGGAGCCAGTCTCCCGCTGACCACTGGTGTCACTGGCGTCCTGCCTGTTGCCAACGGCGGAACCAATTTGTCGTCATACACGGCGGATGGGGTGCTGTTTGCCTCAAGCACTAGCGTACTGGCTCAATCTGCAAACCTTTCTTATAATTCATCCACAAGCGTGCTGACTGTTGGAACAGGCACAACTGGCGGTATCTCAGGAGGAACCTTCTAATGGCGGCAATAAATTTCACCCCAATTTCGCTGTATTACAGCAATACGGCTTCTGCCGTTCCCTCTGCGGGAAACCTTGTCAATGGTGAGTTGGGTCTCAACATCGCCGACATGAAGTTGTACGCCAAGAATAGTTCTGGTGTGGTGACCTTGCTGGCTTCTTCTGCCACGGTTGCTCCTGTCACAACTATTTCTTTTGGCTCGACTGGTCTTACCCCTGCAACCGCAACTTCAGGCGCTGTAACGGTCGCTGGAACGCTTGCAATTGGAAGCGGTGGCACTGGTCAGACGACAGCAAGCGCGGCGTTCAATGCTTTGTCGCCTATTACCACCACAGGTGACTTGATTCTGGGCAACGGCACAAACAGTGCAACCCGCCTTGCTATTGGTGCAAACGGTTACTTGTTG